GTATGACGCGGCCTTTGCCGCACTGGAGCGGGAGACGTGAAACCTAAACTAGAAGCTATTCGCCAAGCGGTTGCCGATTACATGCGGTCAGAGGGTTGCTCTTGTTGCCGAGATGAGATGGCCCACCGCGAGCACACGGCGGCTCTAGCTGGCCTGTTAGACGTTCCGCTGTATCCAGATGGAAGCGGCTACAACTTCTCACAGTTTGAAACTGAGCGCCAGGTAAGGAGCGGGAAATGAGCGAAACGTATACGAATGACGTTCAGCGCGTCCAGTGCCCATTCTGCGGCGAAAGCAATGACTTATCTGAATCGGTAGACGAGATGCTGACCGATTGGACGTGCGGAGATTGCGACAGAGATTTCCGCGTTCGCATCATGCTCTCAATTTCAGTGACAGCTTGGGAACCAACAGAGGAGCATCCATGAGCGACGGGAAGCCGGAGCCACGCTTTTGCTACAAATGTTACGGGCTGAATGATTTTACCTGCTATCTACCTAAGGGCCATGAAGGTGAGTGTGGTGCGCTCGCCGCCCGCCCAGCGAATCAGCCCACGCCAGCGCAGGAGCCACGCAAAGAGTACAAGCACTTCCCGACCTGTAATGGTGACCGCCGTGTTCCAGCCGGTGAGCCGGGCCATTCCTGCTTATGTTTCAATGACTATCACACAAATCGCGCCATTTCTCCTGATTTGCGAGAAAGAATCTTAGGCTTGTCGTGGATACCGCTAAACTTCCGCCATGATGTGCTGCGAATTATAAACGCAGAGCTTGCCGCCGCCCCTCAGCCCACGCTGGAGAGCCAGCACGACGGGCCGTGCTATGAAGAAGGCGTCATCGAAGGCTTAGAGTTCGCCGCTCGCTTAGTTGACCGCTTCAAAGAGACGAAGCTCGACCTTTCGCCCGTCGCAGCGGAAATTCGCAAACTAAAAAGCATGACACGCGACGACTTGGCTGTTTACGGGCCAGCCTGCGAAGTAATCGAACCTTTTGCCAGCCAAAAACCGCCCACGCTGGAGAGCGGGGAGCCGCAGTGTACTTGTGGAGTCGCTGAAGCCGAAAGCAAATATAACTCCGATGGAAAGTATGCACCGCGTGTTCACTCATATAAGTGTCCATGCGCTCCACCGAGAGTACGTGAGACTGAATATCAACGCGGCGCTCAAGAGATGGCTGAGAAGGCGGCGCAGCACTGGCCATCCAAAGTTGATACGCAAACCGGATACGTAATTCAGTGCTCTTGTGGCTGGCGAGAAAGTAGTTTCATCGAGGTAACAATTCCACTCAAATGGCAGAACCATATCCGTTCTCTCGCCGGAGCCGCCAAGCCTGAGGAGCAGAGCGAAAAGTGGAATGACCCCGCTCTGCAAAAGATTGCCGACGAACGTGACGAGCGATTGCGACGTGCCGATATTATTTCCAATCTGGCCGCTATCGTGGAGCACATGCCCCACGCAGACGAGAAGTGCTACAAGTGCCACGGAGACCATGAAGCGTGCGGCCATCCATCAGAGTATTGCTGGCGTTGTAAATTAAACGCTGCGCTCGCAGCCGCTCCCCCACCCCGCGCTTCGCTGCCCGCCCGCGACCCAGGATGCATCTGCTATGGAAACTGGCGACTAATTATCTCTGAGGTGGAAAGCCTTTTTGGGCGTCAATTCAAAGGGCCGAATGGTGAGCTTTGGCGCTTCTTTGGCCTTGTGCATAGCCAAGATGATTATTACTACGGAATGTCGAATTGCGCGACTGGCAGATTGTCGCTCCTAACTTGCGTCACTAATTTCAGCGGCCATGACTTCACGCTAGTTCCTGAAGGAGAAGAAATTGTCGCCTCACAGCCCCGCGCTTCGCTGAGTGCGCTGGTGGCTATTGCAGAATCATACAAAACAAGGATTCACAAATTAACAGCTATCCATAGCTTCCCAATGGAAGTCGAGGATTGGCAGCGTGACTTTGAATTGACGAATCTGCGGGCCGCCCTTGCGGAGCCGGAGGGGGAAAAGTGAGGGTGCTGGTGGCTTGCGAGTTCAGTGGTGTTGTGCGCGAAGCCTTTCGTAAGCGCGGGCATGACGCTTGGAGTTGCGACCTACTGCCAAGCGAGCAGGGGTCGGAATTTCATCTTCAAATGAGCATAATCGACGTTCTACACTGGACGGGATCTTGGGATTTGATGATTGCTCATCCGCCGTGTCAGTACCTTTCACTCGCCGGCAATGTGTGGCTCAAGCAGCCCGGACGCAAAGAAAAGCGCGAAGAAGCAATGACATTCTTTCGCTTGCTCGCGGATGCTCCGTTCCAGAAAATTGCAGTGGAGAATCCGAGGGGGTACCCACAGCGAGCCTATCGACCGGCCGACCAGATAATTCAGCCATTTCAATTCGGACATCCGGCACACAAGCCAACCTGTTTATGGCTAAAGAATCTTCCACTTTTAAAGCCAACAAAGACCGTTCCAGTGCAACCGCGAATTGACGGAGTGACCGGCCGCAACCGTCATTGGGTAGACCAGTTCCCAGGTGGGAACATCGAGAAGCGCCGGCGAGAGCGCAGCAGAACTTTTCAAGGAATCGCAGATGCAATGGCCGAGCAGTGGGGCCAGCCTACGGAGCCGGAGGTGAAGCCGTGAGATGCACGTACTGGTTTGTCTTTGGCCTGTGGATAGGCTTCTTAGTTGGCGTGTGGTGTGTATTGCGGCGAATAGAAACGCTGCGGCGGCGCACCCAGCAGGAGAGCAAGAAATGAAGCGCAACGTATTGCTAGGAATGGCGGTTGGGATTATAGCTGGGCTGACATTCATCGTTGCGAACATCGGCTGCAACAAGATTCGGTTGAGCGGTGAACGCGAGGGCTACGAGCGAGGCTTGAGGCAGGGGCTGATATACCGGCAATGCTCCGCTGCACAGCCAAGCGCGAAGTTCATCGAGAAGAACTGGAACATGGTCAACATGCCAAACGATTGCCGATATATCGCAATGGCCGAGCGGCAGGAGAGCGAGAAGAGATGAGCCAAGAGCCAGTAAAGAACACAGACGTTGAGATTTGGCGCGGCAAGAGCCGTGTAGGGTTTGGCGACCCTGATAGGTTCTACGCCGACTCAATATTCGTCACCGCTGATGGCGAAGGCATCGGGCTAAACTGTGGCGGCTTCGTAATCGTCAAATCGATACGCGAATGGTTCGCCCTGGCCCAGCACCCCAGCAACCATGACCAAGTATGCGAATCGTAGACCTCATCGTCTGGCTCCTTGTCACCCTCGTCGGCTGCGTAGCAATCTACCAAGCCATACGGGAACGTCGGGATTGACGCGCTACGCGACGTAAGCGTACGCTTCGTACACACCGTATGCTAACACTCCTCCTCACGATCGCCGGCACGCTGGTCCTGCTGATGGCCCTCGGAGCCCTGTGGGGCGCCGCGGTGTGGCTGTGGGAGACGTTGCGCTAGGCGAAGCCTACGGCCTACGGCCTCCACGACCTGAGCCACCGCTCGGCATTCGCGGTCATCACGGGACGCAGCTCACCCCGGAGCCACTGCCCGTAGGCCCACCATCGGTGACGATTCGACAAACGCTGGCGCGTACGCTCCGCCTCGTTGATGTTCACCACGGTGATCTCTCTGTGGCAATCCGAGCACAGCAGGACCACGCACGGGGGACGATACGTCACGTGGTGAGGATGCTCAGCCCGGCGCTCGCATCCCGGCTTCACGCAATAGCGAGCTAGCCGCGGCATCGGCAGGCCCGTAACGAACAGCTTAGCTTTACCCTTACGTTTTCGCTTAGGCTTCGCTTTAGTCATCGCTTATCATCACCGTGACAAATCGGCACCACATTTCCCGCCCTGACAGATGTTAACTTTTACCAAAAAAGCAATAAGTTCTTTATTTTCTTCTACTACACAAGACGGGGGTATACTTGTTGTGGCAAAAAAGCATCAGTATGAATAATGCTTTGTCACGTGGATGACCCCGTCGCCTGCAACCATAGCCCTAGGAAGTTCGGGTGGATGCGGATCTGCTTCTGCCCCAGGGAGTCCTGGGTGACCTGCGCCAGCCCAAGGGCGCTAAGCTCATCCAGGTTGTAATTCAACGTTGACTCGGGCAGGTTCGTCTTCTTAATCAGCTCGTGGAAGGCGAGGTAGGCCTCGTTCGGGGGCAGCTGACGCATGATCTGGATGCGCTTATGGGGCACCGAGTCAAAGCCCACGCGGAGCGCGATCTGAAAGTCCGCAGGGGTGGTGGTGGGCCGACCGAAGAGGCCAGCATGGTGACACACCAACGAGTCCAGCGCCTTCGCAATGCGGGTCGGCTCCTCCGGCAGGGCAGTATCGATGACCTCACGGGTCTTCGACTCACGGGTGACGTGACCGCGGAGGTGGGCAATGACCGTCGCCAACGTGTCGATCCGCTGCCCCTCCTCATCCGTCAGGGCCGGCGTCACCGTCTGCGGGCTGAAGAAAGCCTTCGTCAGAACCCGCATCTCCGAAGCGATCGTCTTCTCCTTACCCTTCTGGCTGCGCGCGTACTCTGCAATCTTCAGCGAGTCCCCATTGAACCAACGAACCTGTAGGAATCGTTCCCCGAGATCCCGATGGACCGCCCAGGCACGCTCGATGGCCGGCGTCGTCGCAGCAATAACCGTAATCTTCCCCTCCCACACTGCGCTACGCTGGCCGGTGCGGATGCTGTACCGCCCATCGTAGACCTCGCGGAACTGGGAGATGATCTCTCGCTGGTCGTCCTCCCGCTTCGACAGGATCGTAGTGAAGTCCTTGAAGACGATGATGCCCGAAGTCCCAATGATCTGCAGGAGCGACGCCTTCTGCCCATCAGCCATCCCAGAGATCAGTGACTTCGTAGAGATGTTCGACTCGACGAACGTGCGATCGAGCGCCGAGGCACAGTTCACGATGATGGCGGTCTTCCCCGACCCGGAGGGGCCGATGACGAACAACCAAATGGGATCTCCGCTATGGTGGTGGGCTCTGCAAGCTGCGAGGACGCACCTCAGCGCCTCATAGTCGGGATTGTGGTAGTAAGTCCCAACATGGGCCTTCAAATTGTTCCAATGGTTCCGTTGCTCGAACTCTAGGGGAGATTCTTCGGCGGGTGAAGCTACTTCAGTGGGCAGGGTCACTTGTCTGTAAGTCCTCACAGTAGCGATAGGACGAGCCCTGTGAGGAGAGCCCGCCCATCGCATGGAATCTGACCTCAACAAAGAGAGACAGGTCGGGGATCAGCCGACTCCTCTATGATGACACACGGGCGACATTAGATGCTACGCGGAGCGTACGCGCAGACCGAGCCAGCACACTTCGCTGACGCGAAGCTGTACCGTTCTGCACACCTTTGGTACGTATAGAACTAAAATGTTATTGACATCTAACGTCCGCGGGGGTACGGTACGTACATTGAAGTACGGAGGGGACGTACATGAAAAATTACATTGCATCTGACGGCACAGTGTTCCAATATGAACTCGAAGAGCCGGGCAACGTTACCATCACCTCGCGCGACGAGGACACCTACGCTAGAGAGTACGTCACCATACGAAAGGATGCTCTGGCGGAGTTCTTAGATGTGGTAAAGCATAACCCTCAGTTAACACTTGACACCTAGGCGGCAACGTGGTAACGTCCGCGGCACTTCTGGGGGCCATAAGCGAAAACTTAGTGGAGGATACGAAGTCATGTCAGCGCGAAGCGGTACCAAAACTACTGGTCTCATTCAGCACCAATTTGATCTAAACTTACCGCCAGGAATCCGAGTGGTCACCGAACCAACCATGGTGGAGTCTACGACTCGCGGGGGCACCTACACAGCAATCCTAACGAAGGCTCTGCGCCTGGAGCCCACCAGCGTCGAGACGGGCCTCAGCCCACACCTGGAGTGGAACTGCGAGTCCGCAGACGAAATGAAGAAGCGGATCTCTGGCCTGATGGCAGCGAAGCGCCGCAACAAACGCGAATATGGGCGATTGTGTTTCATGCAGCGCTCGAACGAGTACACCAAAAAATTTGTCATCTACATCTGGAAGGAAGTGTAGGCCATGCGCATCCCTACCGCAGCCGAAGCGATGGCCTTGATCGCCCAACGAGCACGGGAAGAGGCCGCCGAACAGGAACATCGCCGACGTACCTGTCCCCTCTGCGGAGCCATCGACAGCGAATGGAACACCGGAGCTACGCCTGACCCAGAGCTCCAAGATGTCCTTCAACGCATCGTTAATTTGGTAGCAGCAGAATGACGCGAACCGTAACCATTCCTGCACACGTGCCGCCGCACACGATGACGGAAATGTTACGTTCTCATGGTGACGAAAATACGACATTCCCTGTATTCCTTGCGGAAAGTAATGGTACGAGACATGCTCTTATTCTTTTGCTGTGACGCACGACACACGCACTGAGGGGAACACGGGGGACCGAACACCATGCAGCAGACCTGGCCGCGCCAAGCAGTCGCCGTAGACGTAGACGTACCGATCATAGATGTACCAGCAGCCTTACCTAAGGAAGGACCATCCCAACTGGTGACGATGGTCTTTCCTCCGCAGCACGTACGGGAGACCTGGTGCGCCACATGCGACCAAACGCTTCGCACAGAGGTCGGCGCCCGCCGCCACTCCTCTCGCGGCCACGATGTGCTGCGCACCCTGGCTTGGCTCGTACAGTGAGCACTTGACCTTACGTTTCCATCTGACGGGAGAAAAGACTATGTCCGACCAACCATCTCATGGTAGGCTCTCGCCTCGCGGGAGGCCGGGAATGGCTCGTCGCAGATTCCAACAGGGCAGCGTCCGCCTCATCGGCAAACGCGACAAGGTCTGGGTCGGGAGGTACCGAGAGGACATCGTGGACTCGCAGGGAACGGTCAGCAGGGTGAAGCGCGCGGTCACGTTGGGTCGGCTCTCCGAGCTGCCCACACGACGCCTCGCACTTCGCCGCCTGGCCGAAGAGCTGAAGCGCGCCGGCATCAACCAGCCCACGTACGCTCCACGCTGCGCCTCCACATTCGGCGACTTCGCCGAACGCTGGTCCGCGACGCTTACCGGCTACAAACCGTCCACGGTGACCGGAATGCGCTCTCACCTACGCACGCACCTCCTCCCATACTTCCACGACGCCCAGATGTCCACGATCGACACCGAGACGCTTCAGCGCTTCGTCTCCCACCTCGCCGAACACGGCACCGGCGCCAACTCCGCGCGAAACGTGCTGATGACTCTGCGCATCATGTGGCGCGCAGCAGAGGCCTGGGGCTACGTCCGCGACACCCACGATCCCTTTCGCAGACTGCGCCTTCCCCGCCAGACCCGCAGCGCCCGCCCCTACTTCACCATCGAGGAGATTAGGCTAATCCTCGCGCGCAGCTCTGGCCAGGACCGCCTCCTCTACCGTATCCTGACGGAGACCGGCATGCGCGCAGGGGAAATCTTTGGCCTACGATGGGAAGACTTCTGCTCCACAGACGGCACCCTCCGCGTCAGCCGCTCCCTGTGGAACGGCGAGGTCGTCGAGACAAAGTCCCGCGCTGGGGAGCGTACGTTTTACTTATCATCCGCGCTCACACGCGAGCTCGCCCAACTAGCCACGAGCGGACCGATGTTCCTCGGGCACCGCGGCAGACCCGTAAGGTACAATCACTTCCTACGACGCATCTTCTACCCGTTCCTAGCGGAGCTTGGCCTCCCGCGCAAAGGCCTTCACGCCTTCCGGCACGCGAACGCCACCTTCCTCGACCAAGCCGGTCTCCCGATGAAGGCCCGTCAGGAGCGCCTCGGCCACGCCAACGCAGACCTCACGATGAACATCTACACGCACGCCATCTCCGGCGACAACAAGGTCTTCGCAGAGTGGATCGGCGAGCTGCTGGATGGCGTACCGCCAGCGACGAGAGTGAACTGACGATGGACCCATTTGAAGCCCTTCTCGAACAATGCGCCCAGTACCTAGCTGGTCATCCAGATGACAAACAGCCAGTTGTGGACTCGAATGTGGACTCGAACGAAGCTAAGTCTTTGACTAAGCAGAGCTTAGGTGAGCTAGACGTTAACTTACCCATCTAATCCATGGTAATGTCACGTTGATAAGTCATGCCTAATTCGGGCTAATGTAGCCCCGTACGACACAGTTGGACTCGATTTTGGACTTCGGAAATTGTCCTCGAACGTCCTCGAATCAGGCAGCGCCGACCGCTGCGCGGCGGCGGAAAAACCCAGCGGGGAAGGAAGGGTAGGCCGTCACCCGCGCCTGTCCAGTTTTCCAGCAAAAGAACCTGACAGCTTGGCCCGGGGCCGCAGGCCCCATTCCCCCCGTTGCGCTTTTCCGGCACGTGGTTTTTTCGTGCCGCTGCGTGATACCTTGCGTGCACTATTCGCTACGCGACTACCTAACATCGAAACTTCCGCATTGACATACGGATGAACGTACGTTAGACTGTACCACGCTCGAACTGGAGGTTTGGGATGGACGAAAAATATCTGACGGCATCGGAGGCGAGCAGGCAGCTGGGTATCTCAATCGACTACCTGTATCGACTGGTTTGGTCGGCGAAGCTGCCGGCTCACAAAGAGGCAGACACCTGGCGGATCTCCGCATCGGCCGTGAGAGAACGAGTAGCGAAGCGGCAAGCGAAACGTGAGTCCGTTGCGGTGCCAGCATGAGTGGAATGAGCCATCCAGCAAGACCGCCTCAGGCACCGCCGCGCGTGGACGATGAGTCTACACCGCTCGCTGAGCACGAGGCCATTTTCCGCTGCACTGCGTGCGGAACCCCGCGGGTCTACGGTAACGAAGTTGAGGTCTCGCCGGAGCATCGCCGGGCGCTGCTGGTCTGCGAGGGCGATCAGTGCAATCCCGGTCACAGGGGGACTTGGCGGCATAAGCTGGAGAAGGTCCACCTGCGCCGGCACGTTTGGCATGAGTTCGTTCGTGTGAGGTCGAGGAGCGAACGTGTCAACTGAAGCGGAGCTTCGCTGCGCTCACCTGTGCGTCCTCTGCGGCGAAGCCTACTCCCACGGGCAGGCGGCGGAGCGGTGCATCTATGAGCTGGATTCGCCCTGCGACGTCTGCTGGAACCAATGTTTACGCGATACGCTGACAGGCGAGTACCGTCTGGTCCCGTTGCGCGAGGATACGGAGCTGATGTGTCAAAGGTAAGCGAGCACGCAGAGTTCTTTGTTGGGGTGCTGATCGGCTTAGCTATTGCCAGCTTGCTGGCGTGGGTGCTTGGATGAAGCTGATGTATCCAATTTATGGACAGAAGAAGTTTCGCTATCGCAAACCTACTTTGCGTCAACGGAACGTAGACCTCCAGCAGAAGCTAACTGAACATACCGAGCGGGCGGTCGAGGCTGAGCAGATGCTGCGTATGGTCTTGGCGAACCATAAGTTGACACGGCTCGTGCGCAAGCGTCTCACTGAGGTCCTGCGGAAAATCCATGTGAAGTCAATGACGGAACAGATGAGTGAGCGAATGTTGGCTGTTTTCGAGCCGGCGATTCGTAAGGAACTAAGCAGGCCATCATTGATGCGATGGAGGGTCAAATGACACGTACGCCAACCAACTTCTACTGGAAAACGTATCCCCAGATCGGCTACGAGGCCTACGGTGCCGAGGGAAGCTGGCCCCGGAGCGATCGCGTGTGTGCGTTCTGCCGCAGGCCATTCGCCAGCAAGTTCGAGGTAGACGTCCATCGGGACAGCTGTCGAGCTGTTCAGCCCGTGCGGGACCGGATGTGGAGAGCTGTGGCGCAGGCGCCTGATGCAATTGTCAAAGCTTAAGTTTGGATGACCAGCCCCGTGGGGGACGAAGCTGGCCATCAGGTGCGGCAGGAGGAGGCCGCGTTGGAGGGTATCTTTATCGTAGCAGATACTGACGAGGTGACGCTAGTATGGACTTAATTATTTACCATAAGGACTGTCCTGACGGATTTGGCGCAGCGGTTATAGCGAAACGTCGGTATCCAGAAGCTGCGCTGCTTCCTAAGACCTACGGTGAACCAGTACCGTACGAAGAGGTCTACGGGAAGGATGTCTTAGTCGTAGACTTCTCTTGGCGCCACCGTGCCGAGAACGAACAGCTGTGTTCCTTCGCGAAGTCCTTTCATATCTACGATCACCACAAGACTGCTGAGGCTGAATTGCGTGGTCTTCCCTTTGTTACCTTTGATATGGGACGAAGCGGTGCTGGGTTGGCGTGGGATTACCTCTTCGCGGAAGAACGTCCTTGGTGGGTCAGTTATGTGGAGGATCGAGACCTCTGGAATTGGAAACTTCCGCTCTCACGTGAAATATCGTCCTACATTATGGCGCTTCCTCATACGGTTGAGGCTTGGGCTGAGCTAGATACCATTACTCCTGAGCAGGCCGCGGACAAGGGCAGGGCAATCAAGCTCCACGTTGACCATTATATCGAAAAGGCTGTAGCTCAGAGACAGCTTGGCTCGCTTGCTGGTCGCTCTGTTGCAATCGTCAACGCTCAATACATGAACATTTCTGAGGTCGGCGAGGTGTTGTGTCGGCATGCAGAGATTGGGATGGGCTGGTTCGAGCGAGGAGATAGCTTCATTCAGTTTAGCTTACGTTCTCGCGGGGATTTGGATGTGTCGGCAATCGCCAAGACGTACGGTGGTGGCGGGCATAAGAACGCCGCTGGGATGCAGGTTCCATTCGTAGAAGGCAGGAAGATTCTCGATGCGATTCTTGGACGTACCGCGTGACGCATAGCCCAACGCAACGTACACAGTCCCACGGGAAAGGTCGCGTAGGGCCGTGCGCCTGTGGGCGACTGAAGACCCGTGCTGCGCAGCGTTGCCAGCGGTGCTTCGCCGACGAGATGACCATCCGCGGCAGGGTCTCCCGGCAGGGCAGAGAGATGGCTGTGGGGATGGCACGCACGACTGATCAGCTGGTGGCGTACGGGACGTGGAGAGAATACGGAACGTGATACACGGACAAGTTCATTTCGAGGATGACGATAAACTTTTCGTCGTGTCGGGCGTGCTTCCGTATTTGAACGGAAAAGGAACTATCGGTTTTGACTATATGTTTAGCGGGTATTACGTTATCTCTGGTGATGATCGGAAATTTGTAGACAAACCTACATATCATTCTTGGGAGCCCAGATTTGAAGTTAGCTGGCCGCGTGATAATTTTGTTCTTCCCGAGAATGTTACAAAGGACCTTTTTATTATTCTGAAAAGTAGATTAAGTCTTAAATGTTTTACAGATCGTGATGGTGCACGACGGGCAGGAATTTTGGGTTGGATGTATGCATATAATGACGACAGCAGAATTAGACAAACCACAAGAAAAGGGTGTGCTGCGGCCCTCGTTTGCCTGAGAATGAGAATTAACGTTGCTAAGTGTTTTTGTCGTTTGTACGAAACTTTTCCAGCCGTATACTGGCAGCCAAGAAAAAATGAGAATTCATATCGAGAAATGAAGGGCTATCTTGAGACGCTCTTGGACGCAGTGAAGTATGTTAAAAGCAAAGTTCCTCAACGGCGACAGCCAGACGTAAGCGTAAAGGTCGAAGACGAAGATGACACCGACGACCGCAAGGGTTACATTTATCTAATACGTCCATCGCGTCTGAATCTGAGCGGAACTGTCGGTTACGTCGGACAGACGGTTGGGTTAGAGTTGGCACGGGTAAAGACACACCTACGTGGGGGTGACCCCTGCACTCGACATCTGATTGATGAAATTCGTTTGCGCGGTGATAGCCCATCGTTTGAACTGTTTGGGCCTTACCCGAAAAACGAGTTGAATTGGCGTGAACGAGCACATTTTTGTGTCTTACAAGAGGCTGGTTGGAACTTGCGAAATAGGAAGCAGTTATGGACGGGAAACCCTACGTGAAAGCGGACATTAGAATGGGCGAAGTGCTCGACGCAATCGTTGCCTGCGATGTCTCCCCAGTGGCGCGCGAGGCCGGCGCGAAGTTGGTCGAGGCTTGGATCAAGGATATGCCGAAGCGGCCGGATAGCGCGTGGCCATCGCTGCTCGTGGAGGCCCCATTCGCAATCTATCTCGACGAGCACACCATCATCGTCGGGCAGTGTGATCGCATTGCACGCGACAGTGTCGGTCCCGTGTCGTCCGAGTGGAAGAGCAAGAAGGCTCCGCAGATCCGCAAGGATGGGCAGGCGTACAAGGGCCAGACAGAGTTCGACTGGCTCGAAGAGATCAGTCAGGGGCCGCAGCTGGCGGTGTACTCGCTCGCCCAACGCGAGGGGCAGTTCTGGAACGGATCTGAGTGGGTCCGACTCAACGTTGCTGAGCCTCGGACCATCGTGCGCGCGATCAACAAGGACATTCCCTACGAGGTTTGGCCGAAGCGGTGGGAAGACGGATTCTTCGCGTTCCCGCAGACCGTGCTTGACTCGACGCGCGATGCCCTGCTGGTCAAAGCAGCTGCGCTGCGCGCCATGCGCCGCTCCGGCCTGGTGCCGTACCAACTCCAGGGGAAGCATTGCTTCAACCAGTACGGGAGCGACTGTGTCCACCTGGGCATCTGCCGGCGCCACGCGCATCCCCCGTCGAAGCCAGTGGCGTTCCACGCCACCGACCCGGGCTTCGTAGCAGCGGAGCTGTTGGGGCTAGACATCGCGGACCCCGAGCTAATCGTTCTGTCGCAGTCGGCCTACCAAACCGCCAGCCTCTGCGCGGAGAAACACCGAATCGAATACGAGGGCCATGCGAAGTCGGAGGAGTCGTTGGCTACGCAGGTGGGGACGGTGCTCCACGCGGGCCTCGCGGCCGTGTATCGGCAGCGTACGTTTCCTATTGACAAATAAACGTACGGATGGTAGGGTACAGAACATGACATTAGGCGAATCGATTCAAGCTCAGCTCGTTTGGCACGCCAACCAGGTCTCGAAGCTCACCGATCTGCGGAACACGTTGGAACGTGCTGACCTGCTGGACCACCCAGGCAACGTCAGCGTCAAGGAGACGTTGGAGCAGCAGACGCAGGATGCGATTTACGCACGCAGACAGGAGACACGCTAGATGACTACAGTAGACATAACAGGTAAGGCTACTCCGACGGTGACAGTATCGCCTGTACCCGCACAGGTGGCGCAGCCGCTCTCGCAGCAGGTCAACAAGGTGCTGGCCGCGGCGATCCCCGCCCACGTGATGGTGAAGGTCCAAGCGCAGAAGTTCGAGGCTGACGAGCTCACGTCCCCGTGGTTCCGCTGCCTGCTGTATGGAGATATTGACGCCGGCAAGACAGTCACCGCGGCGACCTTCGATACGCCAGAGAACACTCGAATCATTATGACCCGGCAAAAGGAGCAGGCCACGCCGCTCAAGGGTCTCGGCTACAAGCTGTTCCACGCGAACACATCGGAGATGTTGAAGTATGCGCTCATGTATCCCGAGGCCATCTGGCCCGAGTGGGCTGAGCTGTCGAACCGCACGCTCGTCGTGGACGATCTCACCCAGGCCAACGACATTCTGAACGATGACAACTCTGTGGACGCCTCCGGCCGCGAGATCGCTGACATCCGCCGGAAGTCCAAGGGCGCCAAGGACGACCTGCGAGAGATGCTTCAGCTCTCCGCGCTGCAGAAGCCGATGAACCTCATCCTCGTAGCGTTGGAGCGTAGCTGGGAAGAAGGTAAGACCACGCTCAAGCAACCTGATCTTCCTCAGGGCATGAGCAAGATGGTACGCGCGGACGCCGAATGGGTGCTTTGCCTTCGGAAAGTCGGGAACCAGCGTGTCCTGTTGACTGAGACCGATCGTGAAGCGTACGTCAAGAAAGATGAAAAAGGTAAAGACGATACGTACTACATTGAACGTTTTGCGCGTTACAAGATGTCTAAGTTGCTGGTGGGTAAGGGCATCGTGAAGCCAAAGGAACAGGCCGATCTGCGGGCTCTCTGGGAGCGCGTGAAGGCTGGCAAGGTCGGCTGATGACAAAGGCCCTCGAACCGAGAGAGCGTTGGGCGCGGAAGCAACGCCGCGATGGGAATTGCGTTACCTGTGGACGACCAAGGGGGATGAGTCAATGGCTATGCGACGAGCACCTCACGATGCAAAGAGAACAGAAACGTTTAAGCCGCAAGGGACGCAGCTGGCGAGCCGGGGGAAGGGGTCGGGTTCCGTACGAGGCTCAGCGTCCAGACGTAAACGTTTGATGGTTCTCGCTGACCACTTCGGAACGCAGTACTCGTTCCAGGGTCTGTCTGGTCGGTGGATAACAGTTTTCGTCGCCTCTGCGGAGTACGGCATGAGTTGCGAGCACTACGCGCTGAAACGGGCGCGAGGATTATTTTAACACTTTCAGTCACTCCGTGACGTGACGAACGTACGTGCAACGTAACGTTACGATGTGACAGCAGATTCCACCAGAAGAACTGATGGAAGGTCTACGTAGACCCAAACTTAGGAGGACGATTAGAATGAGCAACGAAGCAACAGAGACAGCACTGGAGACGGGAGGCGCAGGGGGCTTCTTTCCCAACACTCCCGCACCGGATAAGCCGTCACCAAAGCCGCAAGCGCACCGGGCAACGATCACGGGCGTGACCACCGGCACCAGCAAGACGAAGGGCACGCCGTTCCTCAGCGTGGCGTTCCGTTCGCTCGACACTGGTCTCGAAGATCGGCTGGACATCTTCCCGCCGGCGGCGTACGTGGCAAACCCACAGGTCGATCCCAACACGATCTCGGATGAGCCCACGGTGAAGGAAGACGGCACCACGGGCATGTCCGAACGTGCGAAGTACGCTCGGAACGTACGGAACTCGAAGGGCGACGGCACGATCCAAGAGCTCGTTGGCTTTGCGACCGAACAGGGTCACACCACCGACCTCGGAGCACCGACCACCTTCGACGAAGTTGGCGCGTACCTGAACGACGTTGTCACCAACACCGAAGTGGTGGTTAGCCTGTCGGCAGACAAAGACGGCGCCTTCACGGATCGTCTGCGCGCTCGCCGCTTCAGCAACATCGTGACTGCGTCGAACAATAAGTACTACAAGAACGTCCAGCGCATGTGGGAAAGTCAGTAACGAGTGATCGTTGAGGTACGGAGACGGTTCGTCGAGGACCGTCTCTGATCCTGCTCACACTTTGTTGGGGGAAGCGAATGGCTACGTACCAGAAGTGCGATCGCTGCGGGGGAAGCACCGAAACGCGGGTCTATCTTAAGTTCTACAGGCTCTCTATCGAGGCTCAGCAAAACGAATACCCCGACAACCTCGCCCCATTCCGTGACAACACAGAGATCTGCGGTGGCTGCCTAGATCAGCTGCGCCAATGGCTTCGCACTCCTCCGGCGTCGAAGGTCAACACTGATTAGCGCATATGACCTCCCCACGCCAACCCGATACCTGCAAAGCCTGCCCGATGTACGGCAAGGGCAAGGGCTTCCTGTCTGGACAAGGTGATCCCAACGTTGCCAAGCTCACCGTTCTGCTGGACATGCCGACGTATTCCGACGTCTTCGTCAGACTCAATGACGACGAGCTCACGAACTGGGCACTCCGTCCCTTCGGACTCGGCCGTCAGGACATCTTCTTAGACCATCTGCTGCGCTGCTCCGCTACGAAGTACCCAACTGGCGACGAGCGCAAGGCCGCTGAGGCCCACTGCCGTCAGTACGATCGTCACCGCGCTGACGTCGGCGTCGTGAGCCTCGACCCGCACCAGGTCCATGCTGAGCCGGCTCCGCTGCCGATGCAGCTTCGCTCGTTCGAGAAGGCCCTCAGCTTCGCCCGCGACGGTCAGCGAGTGCTCGTGACCGCGGGGAACAAGGCCGCCGAATGGTGGTTTTGCGCGCCGCGTACAGCCAATCGTTGGGTGCTCCATTACGAGTTCGAGAACGAGGCCCTGCGGCAACGCAGGGAGGACCGACGGGCGAGGGGGATGGCTATGAAGGTGGGTAAGGCGAAGAAGCTCACGTTGAAGCAGCATCTGAAGAATTTCGTTGATCTGTACGACCGCCAATTCGGTGAGGACGGGAACTATCATGCTCCGGCGAACTACATTACGCCAGAACAGCGTGATGAGATATTGGCGCTCTTGGTGACGAAGAAACGTACGGGAAAGGTGGCGGAATAATGGGGCACATACCTGGTTACTCGGAGCACGTTAATAGCTACGACCATAAGATCGACACCGACCACTGTCAGCGCGTGACACGTGACCTCACACCTGTCCACATCACGCTGAATGCTGGGAAGAAACAGATTCGCATCGGCTGCACGATAGTTACGTTCGATGCTCTGGAGCAGATATACAAGTTGTATCGCCACGAACATGATGCCTCGAAGATCACGCTCCAAGAGGGCCGGAAATGACTCAACAAACGTACATCCGTGTAGTCAAACGTTACCTGCTGGCCCTGTTCGGAGCCTCGATGTTCGGTGGGGGAGTCATCCTCGACTGGTGGTGGCTATGCGTGGGCTCAGTCGTACTGGTGACGTACATGACGGTCATCCTAGGGGAAATGGTGGACGCCGATGAAGCCTGAACTCGAAGCAGCGCTGCTCAACTTGGCGCAGGTCACGAAAGACCTCGACATCAGCTTCCTGCTGCTCTTCGTCGATCCGAACAAGGACGAGGCAGTCATCACCTCGGCCTCGAATCTCGATCTCCCAGGTCAGCAGCTCATGGCGGCGCACTACGTCACCGGGCTGAAAGAGGGCAACAAGTTTGATGTGAAGATGCGAATGAAGCTGGTGACTCAATGATCCCAATCATACTGTTGGCTGCGGCCACTGCGGCGTTGCCCGCCTCGGAAGCGAAAGAGCGCTGCGTGAACGGAACCGTCTACGAGTGGGACGGATGGGTCTGGCGGAGCGACTTCTCGACCGACAGCATCGCCCTACCGAAGCACATGGGCTCTGCTTGTGTCGAGCTGCCGGCCCCGAAGGGAACGAAGCTGGAGCTCGGGGAGCTGTGGTCGTCGTCTTCGACGAAGCTCAGCCCAGACATCATCGTGGCTCAGCAGGCCTCGGCGAGCGAGAACAAGATGAAGCTCGATGTGCTGGACGTGCGTGCGCGTAAGCTGCAGGACTCCGCGGACATGGCAGTCATTACGATCTGCGGCTTCATTTGCTTGGCTCTAGTGTTCGTCCTGTCTTACATCGCAGTGGTCTCATACAACCTGCACAAGAAGCTCGACTCTCTGATCGACGAGCCCGACCCCGAGGACCTGTTCGATGCCTCCGCGTGAGCTAACCGGACGGGACATAGGACGTTACCTACTGACATTAGCTGGTCTCGTGTTGCTATTCGTAATCGTACGCTGGGGAGGCTCGGGTCAACGATGAGAAGCAAGGTGAAGGTGATGGTCTGCTCGAAAGTACGCTTCAAGGACAAGAAGCAAGCTCTGCGTGCGGCTCATCTTCGCCTGAGCAGCAACGACAACACTCCCGACTACCTGCGGGTCTACGCCTGCGAAGCATGTGCGGGGTGGCACCTCACGTCGAAGCGTCCGTTCTACGAACGACATTCCTTGGTCACGAACTGAGGAGACTACGTGTGACCGGGCACGACATCAACCCGGCACTCCATTTTACCTTTACTTACGGAGTTCTTGTCTCGGAACGCGAATTGGACTGGACGGGGTCATCCGGCGCGGGTGACCTCTTCCCCTACGGGAGATACGTATGTTGAAACGAATCCTATACACACTCTTCGTCGCACTGAGCTTGCTGAATATGGTGCTGGTGGTTACCCATGCTCTTGACGCAGGCATGGTCATCGCTAAGCCGACACCGCCCTCCATGAGCTATGCGATGGAGATGGAATACAACGCCGAATTTGCAAAGTACAAAGTGTGGTTTGCAGAGCTAGACAGCTTTGACACGGTTTGCCCGAATGGGCTTCCAAGCACGGAGTGGATGGCTCGGAAGTGTCCGCAACGTTTCCATCGGCTCAGCTCGGAGTCAGACGTAATTGTCGCGGATGCCGCAGAAGTCTCGAAGCATTGGGACCCGATCTACCAATATCTGTACGCAAAGGTGCATCCCTATGGGACTAACTGACCTCATGCGCCGCTGGACTGGCCGGCCGCGCTGCAAGCATCGCTGGCGTCCGGTACTCGTCAGGTTTTACCCAGTGACCAAGCCCGCGCGGCAATGTCAGCACTGTCGTACCTGGGAGCCACTCTCGGACGCTGAGTTCTACGCACAGTTCGGAGAGACGTTCTTTTTGATGACCCGGGAGGGACGCACGCGATGACAAGCAAGAGTACCAGCACCACCGGCAGTTTCAGTCTTCCCACTTGGTTACTTATAATTTTCATCACACTAAAGTTAACGCATGAGATCACCTGGAGCTGGTGGTGGGTGCTGTCGCCAATTTGGATCATGGCATTCATCTGTCTATTCGTAGGCATCGGCGTATTCATCGCTACCCAGAACTGACTGATGGCTGGTCTATTCATCGAACCGCTGCGGCCCAAACCCAGGGCCGGGACAAACCCAACGGGGAGGATGGCTGCGCCAACCCCACGCCGCGTCTGGGACATCGTCTCGGTGGCCTCGGCGTTCACTAGCCTTCGGCGCGTTGGCCGGCAGCAGGCTGGTCCTTGTCCGATCCATGGGAATCAGTCGCCCACGTTCTACGTCCACCCGGGGAAGCAGGTCTTCTACTGCCACAGTTGCGGGGCTGGTGGGGACGCGGTCACGTTGGTGCGTGTGGTACGGGCAATGACTTACCGAGAGGCCGTCTCCTGGCTCGAAGACCGCGGGTTCCCGTTGGCAGTCGCAGACTCGGCGCCAGCGCGCCCAGCCCTGCCCCCACCGAATGAGTGGTACGCAGCGGCGCGCCAAGCTGAGCGGTATCTGGAGCTGTTCGAGGGCGAGGACCCGCTGCTCGACGAGAAGGCTTGGGAGGTCCTGCGACAGTACCGTGAGCGCGACTCCCTGGAGGCGCCAGCCCCGTTCTCCCCGGTGGGGGTTCCCGCCGAAGGCGGTGAGGTGGAGCGTGCTTAGCTGGCCTCGCGTTGATCGACAGGCTTCGATGATTGACACGCTTCGCCCGGAGCCATACCTCGGCGGAGACATTGAGTGGAACGTGGGCACCGGGGAGCCGACGATCCTCGGGCTCAGCGATGGGAAGACGACGGTCTCTGTGCCGTTCGCAGAGGGTGAGCCCTACCTTAGGCGGCTGCTTGACAGGTTCCCTGAGGCCCAGTTCGTTGGGCACAACATCATGTCGGCCGACGTGCCGGTGCTCGCGGCGAAGGGTATTCGCGTCAAGCAAGAGAACTGTCTCGATTCGATTCTGCTCCATTGGCTGACGAACTCCAGCCTCTGCAAGGCCTCGGGGAAAGTCAGCGATGAGGAGGGTGAGAAGCGCGGCAGGGGCTACATGAACTTGTTCGCGTTCGTTGCGCTCTATACGGACCTGCCGAATTGGAAGCAGTGCTGGGGGGAGTCTTGTCGGGAGTTGGGGAACCCGTGCCCGGAGCATGATGAGCAGTTCTACTGCGGGGTAGATACGGTCAGTGTCGTGATGGCGATGCCCCATGTGCTACGCCGGGCGAAGCTGATGGGTGTGGACAAGCTGTATCCGCTGCATCGCGACCTCTCGACGGTTCTGTACGGGATGCGTGAGCGTGGGCTACTGGTGGATACGAAGTACGTGGAGCAGCTGGATGGGCAGCTGCGGCAGGAGGGGGAACGCTTGCGCCTGCGCATGCCGTTCAATCCGAACTCGCCGAAGCAGGTGCTGGCGCACTTCAAGCAGAAGGGCATCGCGTTGGCGAATGCTCAGCAGAGCACGATCGACGTCGCGTGCGAGGAGTATGAGGATGAGGAGCTGGCGGTGCTGCAGATGTACGGGCAGCTTGGGAACGGGGTGGACAGGTGGTTCAAGCCGCAGAGGTACGATGCGGACACGGGCGAGCGCGATGGGTACGTGGATGAGAATGGGCTGATCCATGCGAATCTGTCGTTCTTTACGTCTACGGGACGGCTGGCGTGTGGATCTCCGAACCTCCAGAACATTGCCCATCGACCGAAGAAATGGGAGAAGGGATTGCCGGCGCAGGATACGCTGGCTGGACGGATTCGCAGAGCTGTGGTGGCGCCGGAGGGGTACCACTTGTACGAGGCCGACTTCAGCAATGCCGAGAATCGCGTGATGCTGCACCTGGCAGGCCATACGGCTCCCGAGGGCGTGGACCTGCATGAGTGGGTGGCGCAGATTGCAGAGATCCAGCCAGATGACCCGTTTGCGCTGAAGGAAGGAGGACCGCGTGCCGCTGCGAAAACTGTGCAGCATGGGAACTTCTACCTAGAGGGGCTGTCGCTTGTGACGCGGAGTGAGCTGCGAAGCGGGCGCATTCAGAACGAGATTGCCAAGGGCGTGAGGCTAGCTTATCCCGATTGGACGTTCAACGGGGATGTGGTGACGTTCACTGGCTCGAACTTCGCCAAGCGGGCCTTCGGGTCTGCGAGTTATGAGAACCGGGTGAAGGCCAATACGATCATCGGGAGGCTGTTCTCGCGGTTCCCTGGGGTGCGTGACCTTCAGCGAAGGAAGTCGAAGGAGATCGAGCGGGACAGGTGCATTCGGAACGAGTTTGGGTACTGCCTGGCGCTGTACGGCCGGGACATGGAAAAGATGAAGTCTGGGTTGGCGTTCACAGGTAGTAATCCCATTGCGCACTTGACGAAGTTAGCGATGCTGCGCGCTGACCAGCATCCTCAGCTTGACTGTCGGCTACAGGTGCATGACTCTTTGCTATTCTACGCAGACCGTAGGCACGAGCCGAAGCAGGTGGCGGCGTGGATCAAGGAGTGCATGGAGATCCCCTTGCCGGAGATGGGTGGGCTGTGTGTGCCCGTCGAGGTGAAGTATGGGATGGATTGGTGTAATTTGAGCAAACTAAAGAGTTGACATTAGAGTGTACGTGTGAGAGTATTCGTGTATTCTAGCCTACCACGCAACGGGAGGATGGATTGAGACGACTGGTAACGTTAAGCTGCTTGGCCGCCTTGAGCTGTCCTTCCGTCCTGCCTCAGCCGAGGCCAGACGATCAGCTGCTTCCGCCCGTGTTGACGGAGATTCGTCACGTGAGCTGCACGGCCATGTCGATCGAGTACGAGACTGGGCCGGTGACGTACGAGGCCCGCGGGAAGGTCGAGTACCGCGACGGGCACCCAGATTGGCGCATCCTCGTGGCTGTGCGCCACAGCATGAAGGAAGCGGTTAACGATTGTGTCGTGTGGAACGAGGCTGTGACCCGAGCGGTCAAGCGTGGGGGTAAGCAGAAGTGAGTGTGCGATATTGTCGGCTACATCCGAATACGGTGTTACCGAGCTATAGATCTCGCGGTACTACTGGATGTTCTGTTTGTAATAAAGAGTATCGTAATAAACGAAAAGAATTGTGGGATTCAAAGTTTATTCCTTGCTTTAATCATCCTAATCGGCGAGCAGAGAGAAGTCGAAATTATTGTAGTTATTGCGCGTCATCGGCTACTAAGAAATCTTTATTAAAAACTCGTCCTAAAAGAGAACAGCGTTGGCAGTCAGAATTTATTCCTTGTAAACGGCATCCAGAACGTCGAGCAAATAGGTCTATGTATGTTATTTCCGGGTCAAAAGAGTGCGGTTCTTGTATAAACAAACCGCATGGGCAACCAACAAAAGCTCATCTTAGAGCGCTTAAAAGAGATGTGCAAACAGGCTTAAGAGCAGCTCGGGAGTATGGTCATGCTCGTCGCAAACGCCTCATCGAAATGGCTGTCCCTGGTAAATCCACTTGGGAGATTACACTATGAAAGGAGTCATTGTCAGCGGTGGGCAGAGTCTCCAGCTCGCTGAGCGGAAGACTACGATCGACTGGGCGGCGCGCATCGCTGCGGTGCTGGACAAGTCGCCGAAGCCCCAGGCTGCCATCTCTGGGAGCATGGTGTACGGTGACCAGGTCAAGCGCGTAACCGTACGAGTAGACAGTAAACGCTATAAGAACATCGAACTCTGTCACCTTACAGACGTACAGTTCGGCGCGGTCTCCTGTCAGGAGAAGAAACTCGTCGAGTATCGTGACTGGCTGCTCTCCGAGCCGAATCGCTTCTGGCTCTGGGGTGGTGACATGATTGATGCGGCTACGAAGATGAGTGTGGCCAGCAGTTACGACAACAAGTTCGAGCCGACGGCGCAGGCGTATCACTTCATTGAGCTGATGGCGCCGGCCCGGCATCGCATCATCGGCTACGTCGGCGGGAATCACGAGCGTCGGATCAAGGACTTCGATGCGGGGAGCTTCATAGCTTCGTGGCTGGGTATCCCTTACTCCGCAGGGAAGCAGCTCATCGATATCCACTATGGTGACCATAAGCCTTTCGGCGTGCAGCTGTTCCACGGGAAAGGCGCAGCGGGGACGAAGGGATCAAAGGCCCAGATGGTGCATCGAGTCATGCAAGAGGGGGATTCGCAGCTGTATCTCGTTGGGCATCTCCATGACGCCCTGCTGCTTTGGGATTGGCGTACGCGACGTCAGGGTGACTCTACTGCCCTACAGAAGATATGTGGCGGGATGTCGAGCAGCTTCCTTGAACATTGGGGCTCTTACGCTGAGGTTGCTGGGATGTCTCCGACTGACACAATGATGATTCGTTGCATACTCGAAAAGAACGGACACTGGGAAGTGACGATGCGATGAGAAAGGAAAATGATTGATGCCGAGTCGTTTGGCTACAGCGAAACGGACTACTACGGAAGCGGTATCCACCTTTGGCGCAACGTTCTCCTGCGCGCGCAAGAGGAAGCTGCTGGGACGAAGCTGCCCCATGGGGCCAAAGAGGACCCACAGGCGCTACGCGAAGCTGCCCGCGTGTGGCTGACGAAGCCCAGCCTCGACCTGTACGCGGTCTGTGTGTTGGCGCGCATCGAGTACCGTGAGCTCTTGGAAGTGAATCAGAAACGTTTTGGGGGTGACGCAACGTGACGGATATTCTAGCGAAGACATTGTGCAGTGAGGAACAGATGGCCTGGCCGGCGGCGAAGGCGGTGTCGCGATTGGAGCTGCCCGGTCAACAAATAGGCGGATTTCCGTTGGGGGAAGGCGGTCTCGGTAAGGTTCAGCAAAAAATTGCTGCGACATTTACGTATCCGTACGGCGCTCCGATCAGCAAAGAAGAACTGATCGAGTACCGGAAGAAGCTGTTCGTCAAGCTCGATGGCATCCTGATTGCCAAGGGTGGGGACTACAATGGAGCTCAGCAGGAATCGGGTGACACATTGTTCAACCTGCGCGTTGCTGCGATGCTCGGCATCGTACCGACCCCTGAGACCGGCATCCTGGTGCGTTTGTCGGACAAGCTGATGCGTCTGTGCAGCCTGCTGCGGCCTAACGCTACTCAGCACGTTAAAGATGAATCGATCGAAGACACGATCGGTGACGCAATTAACTACCTTAGTTACGTTGGGGCCATGCTGGCTAAAAAGGCAGGGCGGCTGTGAGCAGCCCTTGGGTGGAGACGTACACGGGGAAACGCTTCCATCTCCTCGATCCGCAGCCGGATGAGATCGACATTATCGACATCGCGCACGCGCTCTCGCAGCAATGCCGCTACACGGGCCATACGCGGAGGTTCTACTCCGTGGCGGAGCACTCTGTGCACGTGAGCCTGTTGGTCTCGGCGCCGAGTCGCCTAGTGGGGCTGCTGCACGACGCCAGCGAGGCCTACGTCTCGGACATTTCCCGGCCGGTGAAGATGCTGACACCCGTGGGGCCGCCGTACTACGAAGTGGAGGAGCGGATCATGCGGGCCATTGCTGCGAAGTTCCGCTTCCCGTGGCCACCTCCGAAGGAGGTCAAGGGTGCGGATAACATCATGCTCCTAACGGAGAAGGACCAGCTGATGACCAACTTGTCTTGGGATGAGGATGTGTCGAGCGCCGAGGCGAGGGCCACGTACCCGAGTGGTGGTCTCGATTACGAGATGGCGCCCTTGGTGGGCTACCTGCCGCGGGTCGCAGAGCGGATCTTCATGGAACGGTTCGATGAGCTGACGGCAGTGCCTGGACCGAGTAATCGTGAGGCGGTCATGCGCGCAGCGACGCTGGAGGATTGAGCGTGGACCCCTTCCTAGCCGGCGTGCTGCTGATCGCCATCGTTGTCTTGCTGCTCGTCACTGATGACGAAGAGCCTAAGGGCGGACATCGTTCACCGGCGTAGCGATCGCCTCGAATGTCCAGCAGAGACCGCAGCCGTAGACATTCCCAGGTCGGCGTCTCACTGGCTGGCCACAGCCTGCACACGGAATCCACGTTGGTCCAAGCCAAGCGCCAGTCTCACTGCTTTGATGGAGGGGAAGGGTGCGTTCGATGATCTCGTCGTCGTCAGCCACCAGCGCCACCGGAGCGGAGCCAGTTGAGGTAGGTCGAGTTGTTGTAGCGGACGAGGAAGTGGAAAAACAGCCAAACGATAAACGCCAGCGTGAATGGTTGAGGGATGTATCTAACTACTAACTGGGTCAGCATCGGAGTGTGCTTTCCGTGATTGATCCCAGCAAAGATTTCGTAGCCGAGAACGATGAAGAAGAGCACGAACCACATCATCGAGCCGAACGTGTTCCACTGCGGAGGCTGTTGCATCGGGGAATCACCAATGACCGTAATGTTGGATGACTGCGTCACTGAAGATCTTCTTGTCGGCCGCTACGGAGTACGGTAGCCAGTAGTCCCCACTCACACTCCAATCCTTCCCCCAGGAGTTGCGAACACTAAATGCTCCGCCAAACTTCTTGTTGTCGAAGCCCTTCACGAGCGTCTCGTGGTAGCCGAGCAAGGCTTCCCCGTGCTTCGGCTGGTAGACCGTCGTGGCGGCTGTCTTCTCCTCAAACGATTCGTACACTGCCATGCCCAGGCGGAAGCAGTACTCGCTGGCGATGCACCGCTTCATGTCGTCTACGGTGTAGAGGAAGTGGTAGGCCCCGAGGCGGTAACGCAGCGCCTCCGCGAGCTCATCAGGTGTGGGATCGCGCAGGATGTCTCCGGCCACGTAGGGCCAGGAGGCCTCTGTGCAGGCTCCGTACTGGTTCAGAACCTTACAGGTGGTGCGCCCATCGCTGCCGGCGTCTGACGACGCAGAGCCGTCCATGACGCGCGACATCCGGTAGATGAACTGGGCTGAGATGGTGGGGGCTGAGTCGGGATTCGAGCGGAATCGCTGATCGTACTTGCGAAGCTGGAAGTCGAGGTCTCCTGCGGATGCTTGCGCAGTGCAGCTGCCTTCGTTGCCTTGGTCGCGCACTGGGCCGAGCCACTCGTCGAGGAAGACGCTCTCGGGCAGGGCGAAAGCTGCTGAGTACAGCTTGACGCGAGAGACACTGAAGTCGCGGTGATCCGCGGGCATCGGGTTGGGGAGATACCTACGGCCGCCGCGACTCAGTGGGAGGCTCATTGGGCTTAGATTGTGTGCTGCGGATAACCGTGAGCGAGCATCACGGAATTGAATTGTTTGCGGAAAGACTTGACGTCGAGCTTGCTGGCCTTGGCCACCTTCGAGAGCGAAGCCTTCGGGGCCATGGCTGCCGAGATAGACGCTAACGTAGTGGTGATGACGAGCAGCCCAGCCTGCGCTGCCACGACGGCCTTGTTACCACTGGCTACGCCGAGATCCGCTGCGAACTGGCTAAGCGTGGCGGAGGCTGCGTTGAGCGCATTCTGCACCGCGGTCAGCTTGTCCGGGGAGGGCGAGGCTTGGTATGCCGTGAGCGCTGCCTGTAGGTCTGCGAGCACAGCAGTGCCCTTCGAGGCGCCGTCATTCAGGTTCGACGCAGTGCCGACTTTGATTACGCCGGCCTCCAGCAGAATGGCCACGACTTGGCTGAAAGCGTTCAGACCAATCGGGGCGTAACGTTCGAGTTGCTGGATGCCCGAGGCGAAGCTGCATCCCGAGATGATGAGAGCTGCGACGAGCACGAACGAGAGTAGGGACTTGATTGCTAATTTCATTTTCGATTTATTCTCCTATTTGGACTGGAACTTGAATGGAACCTTGTCAACGTTGGCGGCGATGCTTTGCAGGGCTGCGTAGACCATGCGATAGGCGTTGCCGGACTTATCCGTCGGGGCGATCATGTTGTGGACGGAGCTGACGAAGGCACTGACGCCCCACATCGTGACGATGCCGGCGGCGTAGGGATGAGCTTGGATGTAGGCGATTATGTGAGACATTTCCGTCACCTTCTTGATGGTATCAAACGTCATGCGTACTTGGATACTCGTGCCAGCACCTGCGTTGGGTACGTCTTATCGTTTCCACCGTTAAACAGCAACAAACCTTGCGTCACGTCCCCTTTGGCCTTGTCGAGCTTCAGCTGGAGCTCCTTGCATCCCCAGAACAGGCCGGTCGCGGGATCGCAGAGCTCCGACAGGAACTGCTTCGGGAAGCCGATCTCCCGGGCTACTTGGCCCATGAGTTGGAGCAAGCCAAAGCTGAACGCTCTTTCGTAGGCCTCAGTGGCTGAGATCTTGTTGTTCGTGTACTGCGGGGCGACGTACCGTGCGAAGAAGGCCGGCTCGTAGCGCATAGCCCAGGGATTCCACGCGGATTCCTGCTCCACGAGTCCGCACACGAGAGGGGGATCGAGATTGAACTGCTTTGCAGTGTCCACTGCCAACTTTATGAGTACGTCGGCTGTTGGAGGCATCGTTCAGTCCTCGTGTAGGTGCATCTCTTGTACGCGCGTCGGCTCGAAGCCCTTCGGGAACAAGATGTGCCCATTCGAGTGTCGGTGCGGAGGGAAGTCCTTGAGGACATCTTCAACGCGGTTGGCTGCGCGGATGACCTTCCACGCGATGACAGCAATGACGATGAGGTTTGCTACGTGGAACGTGGTATCAGTTTGCATTGGGCCTATTTGGCTAGGACAAGCAGCCGGGAGGGGGTAGGATTTACGGAGCGGGTCAGAACGGGGACAGAGATCGTGGGATTCGTGGCGGCGAAGTTATGGAGCGTGATCTGGCTCGGCACCGGCAGGACGCTGAGAGGCACGCTCACAGTCATCACCCCGTTGGCATAGGTTTGTCCGACGGCGAAGCCGTCGAGAGTGACCTGCGTGGTGCCATCGCAACTGGTACAGGTCAGGGCGAAGACGCAGGGGTTCAGCCACTTCGTGCCCTCTTGCGAGCAGCCGTTCTTTGTTACGTAGGTCTTCGTCGGGGAGACGCTGACGATGACGGGCGAAGCTGGTTGTGTCGGGAGTGGGACCGCGGCAATTACGATCGGGGCAGGATCTGGCGCTGGCGCTGGCGCCGAGCTTGCAAATTGAAATGCACCAATGTCCCAGCAAGGCAGCGTGCCCTGCGACGTGCAAGAGGCCGCAGCAGGCCGCGTCAACGCGGTGCGATTGTTCCCAGCAGTGGTATCGTTCTGCAACGGAGCAAGGTTCCCCGATGCGAGAGAGCCGAGGTTATCTCCTTCGAGAATGAATGGTGAAGATGGCGTAGGAGTGCCGTCTGAGTTGAGCAGACCGTTATTGTTGTTCTGCAGGGAGTGTGCATCGCAGGAGCAGGCGGTCTTCCAGTTCGTATACGTGAAGAACGAACCGTGCCAGATCATACCGTTTGAGCCGTTCTGTGCTCCGTAGAAGTTGTAATCAATTTTGGTCGTGCCAGTGTTTGAGGTCTTGAATTGGAGCCCGGTGCCGCAGGGAGCCACCACGTTGTTCTTGAACGTGACGTTGTTCATTGCCCCGATGCTGAAGCATTGCGAGTTGTCGGAGCTGGTCTGGCCCACGATGGTGTTGTCGGTGACGAGGGCTTGACCGCTGTTCTGCGCGCTGAATAGTCCGAACCATCCATTCGAGTTGACGATGTTCGAGTTCACAATGCCGACGTTGTTGAAGAAATATGTATTCGCAGGCAAGAGGCTCTCTAGGTAGACAAACCCTGTGGGACAGTTTCCCCAATTCCCAGAGAACTTGTTGTTGTAGACATAGATGTCACCAGCAGTGCTGGTGCCCGTTCCGAACATGTGGATGCCGTCTTGGTGCGAGAAGCATCCGGCTGGGTATGGCGGAACTCCATCCCAGTTGGCCGTGTCGTGCATGTAGTTGTCGTGAAAGAGCAGGCACGGTGAGGTGCAATTCGGGCTTCCAGCGTGGGCAGTGGCAAAGGCATAACCGTGGCCCTGGTTATAGATCTCGTTGTTGAAGATGCTGTAGTTAGTGTCGCCGTTCGCGTAGTCCGTCCGCAGGCACCAGCCGCAATCGTGGATCAGGTTGCCGGAGACAGTCCAGTTAGAGCCGCTGAAATCAACCGCTATGACGAGGCTGCTATCCCCGATGGTTCCATTGCCCGCGACGTTCACGTAGATGTTAAAAATGTTCAGATTCTTGATGGTGCAGTTGCTGCAGCCGAACGCTGAGATTCCTGCTGAGGTCTGCTGATTGGCGAGCGACGAACCGTTCGCAGTGTTCTGGATGGTTCCCTGCTTATTGTTCCCATCGATGACGATCCAGCTACGCCCGCTCTGGAGGGTGATCGCGCCGCCCTGAGTCCCACCCTGCGAGTTTAGGAAGTACGGCGCCTGGAGGATTGCGCCAGCCTCGAAGAAGATGGTGATGGGGTTGCCAGCGCTTCCGTTACCCAGTGCGGTTATGAATGGAGACTGATTCGCAGCCCCGGTCCAGGTGCCGCACAAGTGGATGGTGTTTCCAGCTACCCAATCGCCGGCGATGAGTGAGCTTCCGGCGCGTGCATTGGCGCAGTTTGCCCCCGTGTTACCTCCGGCGGAGGACTGAGCTACGTAGATGTCGGATGCTACTGCGGGGATGGCTGCGATGGTGAGTAGAATGAAGAGTAAGCGGAACAGTCGTGTCATCTGTAACCTCAGAGTGAACGTCTAACGGTCAATTCGACTCCTTTCAGCCGGGCAACGCCGGCAGCTGAGTCAGTGGCTCGGCTAACCTTGAAGGTGATGCCGTTCCCTGCGGAACAACCGCTCGTTGTGATACCAGTTGCCGATGCAGTCCATTGCGCGTTCGTTGGTGAGCCGAGAGTCACGGTGCCGGCTGCGCTGGCCGTGTTGAAGGCAGTGTCATCGTTCGCGGAGCCGCCTACGCCAGTGCAGGCGGTGGCGATATTCCAGATGACTGTGCCCGAGGTGCTGGAGTCGAAGAAGAGGAAGCGCGCATCGATAGCGCCGGTCCAGTCAGAAGGCAGCAGGTAGCTGAACTGTGCGGAGTTTGTGTCTGCGAAGTCGAGTGTGGCCTCTTGGACGTTCGTACCAGTGTTGCAGTTGGGCGTAGGAGCTCCACCAGTTGGTAGGTTCCATGCAGAGCCTGCGGTGGCGTTGTTGCAGAGAGCCGCATCGAGATAAACCTTCGATGGGAAAACCACAACGGGGACAGGATTACCACCCGTGCCGTCTGCGTTGGTCCAGGTCACTGCCCCGTTAGCCGAGGACTGCAGTGTACGTGCAGCCGTAGCATTCAGTGCTGTTCTGACAAGAATACCGTTCCCGCCAGGATCACCAAGGCCTGTGCTGCAAGCTGCGCCGGCCGTGTTAAGCGTGATGTTGCTACCGGAAACAGACCATTTCACACAATCGTTGTTCGTTGGAGTGATGGAAGTCGGCAGTGGGGGAATGAAGTTACCCAAGCCGTTAGCGAAGGCTTTGATGTTCCCCGTGGTAGAGTCGTAGAGAAATGATCCGTTTGTGCTTGGCGTACCGCCTGAAATGTTCGGCATACGCCAGCCGTTGACCAGTGTCGAAGCACTGGCATCGAAGCCGCCGCTGGCGCCCGCGGACTGCAGGGCATTCCAAGTTTGCGGGGTGTTGAGGCTGACGCCTCCAACGCTTGCTGACCAGGCCTTGAATCCTCCGGCGCCGCTTGCGAAGCCCCAGATCCCTGGGAAGCCTCCGACGCCGATCGCAGCGTCGGTCTGTTGCGCTGTCAGAACACCATTGACGTAACACGATATGGTTGTACCGTTCGTGTTGATTGTGAGAACGTCTTCAACGTTCCAACTTAGCGCCACGGTTTGCAGCGGAGTGAAGACGCCTGCAACCGCCTTATTCAGACTCAAGCCAGTCGCCACGGCGAAGCATTGGTACGCCGTGCTGGCAGATGCAGAGGCTCGGGCGATTACGGCGATCTGGGTGGTGCTCGTAGGCACCACTGCAATCTTCGCAGAAACCCACATATCATCTATGGGGAAGCTGGCTCCCGTGTAGACTGCTTGGCTCTGCCCGCCACTGTTGTTCTGCGTGGCATTCGAGGAAACGTTGAAACCGCCTTGCACGATGGTCCAGTTCGGGTTACCTGATTGGATGGAACCGTTCGCGCGATTGAAGCCGTCGAACACGCTCATCGGCGGGACGTTCATTACGAAACGCCCGCTCGCGTCAACCAGAGGTTGGTTGAAACGCGGGAAGGGAGTCGTTGGGTTATGATTCGGGGAGATTAGGCTCAGTTGTCCGCTTGCGTTCATCAATGTATGCGTCCGTAGCGCTGTCGCAGACGGAGCGGTAATGTCAGTCTCGAATCCGTTACCCACGACTGCGTACTTTGCCGAGCCAACTTCGTTCGAGAGTAGGTACGTAGGACCGCTGCCAGCAGAGGCGGGAATCGAGCCGCCACACGGCGAAGCTCCTGACCACACGTACTGCGTAGCAGTTCCAGGTGTCACCCATGGGGCGTTGCACTGGAATGAGAAGTATGAGTTCGGGCTACCGCTTGAGGCTTTGTAGAGGTCGTAACCGATGGCCCCAGGTACGGTAGTCCAGGTTACGGTGATGACTTGGTTTCCACCGGACGTGGTGCAAGTAGCAGACGGTGGCGAGATTGGTCCTTCACCGTTTGAGGCAAACACAGGTGCCACTTTGAAACTAAAGGTATCCACGGGAACCGTGCCGCCAGCACTCACCGCACAAGTCGGTGCAGCCTGCACAGTTGAGTTCACATAGACCTGGTAAGGATTGCCGATGGCCAGACCTGAATTTAAGTTCTTAATCGGAACAGAAGCCGATTGCAGGCTCTGAACGCCATCAATGGCGAATTGAAACTGCGGAGATGCCTCGGTGCCAACGTTCTGCCCAACTGAACTTGAGTTACCCGCGCCCGACACAGAGCTAAATAGAACGACGACGTTCCCAGGGCCGACAACTGTCGGTTGCCCTGGAAGACCGTTAGAGCCAGTGATCTTGATTTGACCATTGAGAGCGCCACCATAACCAACAATCGGTTGCGATGTGGTGTCTTCGATAGAGTTGCGAATGTCCAGGGAAATGGTTGCGCTGCCACCCGTGATGTTCTGGACCATGATCTTCGGAGTGATCAGCGCCCCCTGCTCGTAGATCCAGTCAATCGTGGCCTGAGCGCCACCGCCAAAGTACATTCCACGCTTATTCAAAAAGATGTGGTCAAACCCGTAGGGACTACCTCCATTCCTCGTATGGATGAACACAGGAGTCTGCGAAGACGGGCTTCCCGGTACCATCGTTAGGTAGGTAAATGTGTACCCGGCGTTCCCGCTGATGCTTTCGCGGATGACGATGTGCCGCCCGAGCCAATCGCCCGCACCGGAGGTAGACATATCCACGTGGTCGAAACTGCTGGCCGGGATCAGCCCATTGCTATCCTGCACGAAGATGACGCCGTTCTGCCCGCCACCAACATTCACGTAGGACAGCCGAATAGACTGGAATTTCGCGTAGAGGACCGGGTATGCGTTAGTCCCTGTCAGGTTTACGTAGGAGGCAAACGAAAACGTTGGTGCTCCCTGCGGGGATTGGGCTCGACCTGTCCAATTTAGCGTTCCGGTCCAAGTTAGAGTGTCTCCTAGTGTGACGGCTCCCGCTTGCATGACACTGACGTTATTGGGGAATGTCTGAAAGTTAAGAACGGTCTCTGTGTTAAAACTGCCGCCGCTGGCCACCGCGGGAATGTAGACCGTGCCGTTGCGTCCCGCAGCGGTAACTGCCGCGAGAATGTTTGCGGTGACGTCTGATTTGAAAACTGTGCCGCTAACCGAGTTAGACGCATTGGCTGCCAGGGTAACGCTCGTAGTTCCCGCACCACTGACGATCGTAGTCACTAGGTCATCGTTCTTCGCGGATACTGGCGGCGTGCTTGGTACCCATTCCGGCAGCGACGGAGCTGCAGTCATGGTAGAGCCGAAGTCATCAAAGCTGTTGTGCAACGGGTCTGAGGTTACATCGCTATTCGTGTTCTCTGGGAAGCTGACACCAATCAGAGCCATCGAGCCCGCAGTGCGCCCGTAGATGAAGTATGACCAAGCATTCGTAACCGCAGCCCAGGTGATGTGGTTTGCCCGGAAGTAGATGATGCTTCCACCACTGCCAGAGGCCGAAGCATTGTTCGCCGTAGACATTCCAGCTACATACGTAAAGTGCGTGTTGTCGGGGACGGTCGCAACGTTGTACGTACCGAGAATCGAGAAGTCCCCGGTGTTGACGATGACTTGTGCTCCCGCAACAAGGTCGTGTGCAGCAGAGGTTGTGACGGTTACGGTGTTCCCCGAGCGTGTCCAAGAGGAGATGTTGTTCGTGTTCTGCCCGAGAGTTGCTGGGCCGTTAGAGATGGAGGTCACGGAGCCAGCCGGGGTGTATCCGCCTCCGATGGTGCGCGCGACGATCTGATATTGATAGGTCGTGGCGCCGGAGCTGTTCGCTACAACGCTACCTGTACCAGTTGGAGTAGCTGTGTTCGCTGCTACTACTGTAGGAGCCCCCGGCGTCGAGAGAGTCATGGTCGCGCCTGCTCCGCGACACACTACACCGTCTCCGTTGACCATGCCTGTGCCACTGCCTAGCGTGGCGGTGGCTAGTCCGCTTGTCATCGTGCAGGTAGTCGCTGCCCACGGGCTCGGTCGAGCACCGTAGTTCGTAATGTCATAGTATGGGTTTGGACCCTTGAAGTGGGAGTCCCGCGACACGCTCACCGTGCTCCCGTTGTCGTTGATGCTGCTAGCAGATAGGTTTGAACCATTCCGTGACTGAAGGTCTCCGTTGTTTCCCGCAGGGCTGGCACCACCGCCGCCATTGTTCCCGCTGCCTACCTGTAACCATTTCCCGAGTCCTGGGTTGTAGAGGAATTGCACCACAAGGTTAGCCGTGCAGGGCAGATCCACGCCGGCTGTGGTGACGATGTTCGAGTTATTCTGGAACGTCGTGTTCGTCTCTCCACAGGTGATGCTGATGCGCTGCGTATCTACGCCGCCCAGGAAGTTAGTCACAGTGGTCGGACCGCCGTTCGCTGTCTGGAAGACGTTCCCACCGGCGACGTTAGGCGTATTGCCTACCATGCTCAGGGTCTGCGTGTTGGCGATGGTGTCGAAAGTCGAGGTACCACGCGATGCGATGCGGTCGTGCTGAGTCTGCGCGGAGACTGACGTCGCTACGAGCAGCAGCAAAGCAGACAGTATTTTCAAGTGTATTCTCATTATCAGTTATGTCCTACCCTGCAGTCGTAGGAAGCGTAGGTAGCAGCAGCTGCAGTGAGGGCCGCGATCTTAATGGTGAAAGTGGAGTTTGACTTGGCGACAGATTCGACCACGGGAACGTTCGTAGGCGCTAAGCCGGTGCAACTGACGCGGTAATTCGTATCTGCGTAGGCCACCGGTAGAGTGATCGCTGCGGTGGTGCAGACGGCACCAGCAGAGGCTGCGGTGGTACAGGTCGTTGACGTATTGAAGAGCTGATCGCCCGTGGCATTCGTGACGCCAGCAACCGCCAGCGTGCCAGGCACATTCACCTGAGCGTTGAGCCCTGTTCCAGTCGCCCAAACGGTGTTACCCGTACCGAGGTCGTTGATAGCAACCTGAGAATCAGTGATTACAAAGTTCTGCAGACTGGAGGCGCCGAACTTGAATGAGGTCGTGGTGCCCTCGCCAGTGTGACAGTCGAGACCGTTAAAGGCACGATTTGAGGTTGAGCTAACGCTGTAACCAGTCTCGTAATTCTCAACGTCAGTTCCGAGACAGGTGAAGCCTGCACCTGTCTGAACGTCTATGCCGATGCTGCCTGAGTCTGCAATGCCGGTAATGAGGCCGCCAACAAGCTGGTTGTGGTTATTCAAAACAATGTCGCCGGTAACTACGATGGCCTTGTGACCATTAGACAGATACGGCTCCTCGATGTGAGTGTTCGCTGAGCCAGGAGCGCTTGACGTTCCGTCAAGATGAATGAGATTCTGTGAATTAGCGGTGAGAAGACCGAAGACTCGCGGGCGCGTCAATTCCAAGGACTGCGTGCGCGTCGCAAGGATGCCCTCCGCCGCCACGTCGGCAGTGCTAATCTTGACCGCAATGTCTCCAAGGTGGATAGATGTTGTCGTCGCCGAAGAGTCCCCGACACGGATCGCAGCGCCAGTGCCAGTGTAGACGAAGACAACACCCGGGCCGCCTGCCGTGTTGGAGCCAAAGGGAATTGCTCCCCTAATGGCTACGTTGGTCGTAGGCGAGGGAATTGAGACGAAGAACGTGCCCTGTGTGATCGTAGCCGGTCCCTCGAAGTACAGACACGAGAATGACTTGTTCAGTACGAGATTCGCGCTCAACGTTTCAGCATAGTTCGGCGGAACGTGGACGCAGCCACCAGTGGATGGCAACGCAGCGTAGGCGGCGGCGATAGTTGTGTACGTCACCCCGTCCACCCACACCACACCGTTGTCCTTTGCGCTTGTGATACTTCCCGTGTTTACCACAGGACCAGTCGTGTTCAACGCTCCGATCGAAGTGGTACCGGAGAAGGTGGTCGGCCCGGAGAACGTGGCTGGAGTGTTCACACCGAGAGATGGTCCTTGGATGGTCTGGCCAGCGAGAGGATTCTGGAGCACCGCATTCGGCTGAGTCGTCGTGAGGGCAATGTTCCCTGCATGCATGATGAGGGCCTTGCCGGCTTGCGGAGTGACCCAGTGGATCGTAGTCGTATTTATGTTCGACGTATCGATTGAGTCGGGGTAGACCTGCTTCGAGTTCCCATCGAACGTCTCGACGAAGACAGTGGGATCGTTAAAGTTATGCGCGCAAGTCCAAGTCAGCGAGGCCACAGGAACGACGCACGGATAGACCTGCACGATGAGCTGATTCGGTCCCGCCCCTGGGATCGCAGAGAGCGGAATCTCAGTGTCGATGTTGAATGGGGAATGGTTGACCAAGAACGTGCTACTGCTCTGCTGCACCCCATTCGCATAGAAGTCGAAGCGCCAGTACGTCCCTACGGGAGAGATGTTCGCATTCTCAATGAGCGAAGTCGAGAATGAGCCATCAGCCGCGGGCGTCACGCAAACCGACGGAGTCACAATGGTGCCCGTGCCGACCACATGCGGAGAGTTTGGCTTGTAGTTGAGCAGCGTGGCACAGACCTTGGAGTTAGTCGGTGCTGAGCCCGACGGCAGGACCATATGTCCCGTGACCGTAGCTGTTTGTGCCCATGCCAGAGTCGGCAGGAGCATCACAAGTAGTGCCAGTAGGAAACGCTTTCTCATTGTGCGAGAAGACCTCTATGAATACGTTGTTGCTCTGCGAGCTTCTGCTGTGCGTAGACAGGAATGTCCGAGTCAGGAACGCCGCGAGGGATGCTCACACGATACCCTTCGGGTGACTCAGCCCAACGGATACCCATGCTGTCAGTCTTTACCGTAACCGGCGGCGCGAGACGCTGGTTCACATTGCGCTCTACGGCGAGCCTACGAAGGATGCCCGGAACTTCGTTTGGACTGATCTGACGGCCGAGTTGCTGACTGAGATCTGCGGCCTCCTGCGGATTGACGGGAGCCGGAGGCGGCATCGCTTGCGATGGAGGATTTGGGGACGCGCTGACGCTCTGAAGTGCCGTACCGGACGGCTGGGGCGAGATGCCCGAAGGAGGAGGCGTCCCCTCGACTGATGATGGCACACTCGACGTCGGGCCGGATAGAGCCGGGCGCCCCTGCGGGGCGGGAGGACGACGGGGACCCATGGGGACGGGCTGAGTCTGGCCTCCAGTGACGTGTAGGGCTGGGGGCTGGACGGTTCCGGTGGCCTCCGAGGCGAACTCAGGCGGCACGGGAGGCGGTACGGTGCTCGGCGGCGCCGGCAGGAGGCCGCGGATGCCCTGTTGACCCAGGACCGACCTGTTTTGCGTCAAAACTGACGGATTCTGTGTGGTTCCAGCTGCTTGGACGCGAAATTGAGGCGGAACTGAGGGCGGAGGACCTCCAGGTCCACGCAGGAGAGCTGGCGAGGGCACGATTGGAGGGGGAGTCATGGCCTGCGGGGGCGGTACGTCCTCTGTGAGGCCGAGATTCAGCACCCGGGCGAGCCCTGAGCGCACTGGCGCCGAGCCAAGGGTACGATTCAGCAGCGTCGAGGTCGCTCCGTGCAGGCCGCCACCGAAGACCGACCTTCCCTTGTCCGCGACGATGTTGCGCTGCAGCCCACCCTGAGCATCGATCAGGTTAGACATGCGCTCATTGAGATCTGCGATGCCAGGAGTAACGCCGGGCACCTCGGGAATGGCTGCGTTGACCTGATTCTTCAGCCCACGAGCCACGTTGCCCATGGCGTCCGCGACGCTCGACTCGATCGGCTGCGAGTTCCGGTAAGCGCCGAGGTTCTGCGCCGCCTGCTGGATCTCAGTCTTCAAATTGTTCATCTCGAACGGCGTGCCGGACGTGTTCCCGTACTGAGACTTCAGCGCAGTGCGCAAGTTCTCTAGGCGTTCGGTACTTCCTGCGAGTCTCTGCTGTCCCGCGATGGCCCGGTCGATCTCTTGGTCGATGATCGGAGCCGCGTCGATCGTTTGCGAGGCATTGGGATGCGTCTGCAGGATGTTGTCTGCGGCCGATTTGAGCTGCGCTGTTCGGTCCTGAGTCTTCCCGAGCAGGCCCCGTTTCGTCCCGACAAGACCTTCGTTCGTGATGGCTGCCTCAGGGTTCACCCCCATGCGCGCATCGGCTCCGGCCTCACCCAGGCCCTCATAGACCAGCGGTTGGACGACCTTCTGAGCCAGATTCGAGCGCAACGTGTTGAAGTCGGAGATCTTCTGTCGCCCAGCAGCACCTACGCCGGGCGTGAGCGCTCCCGCCCCGGAGCCAGCAAGCGTGGCTGCCCCGGTCAGGGCCTCGCGTGTGTTTTGCGGATTCGCCCCGTGCTGAGCGATGTCTGCTGCGCCGCCAGCAGCCTGACTGGCACCGTAGGCTCCCATCAGGGGGAGCACGACCTCCGGTGCGGCCACCGTTGCCCCGGTGAGGGCAATGCCCTTCGGGGAGAGCGCATCGCTGCCCATACGGAGCGCATCGGCTGCTGAGCCGCGGAGAGCGTCAAGCCCTCCATTCGTCCCCGGTTGCCCGGCGCGCAGCGCCGCCCGCCGAGAGATGTCGTTCTGGGCTTCCAGCGAGCGTGCCCCTGCGCGGAGCTTGTCGCCGACCGCCAACGGCATGATGAGCTGACGCGCAATGCCCTTCGCAGAGTCCGGGGCAGGGAGGTCGCTGTCTTCGGGAAGGTTACCCGTACGGGCGTTGTACGTAGGGCTGCCTGGGTGAGTTTGAAACTGACCAATCTGGGACTGGGGTTGCTGCGAGCCACCACCAATCGGGTTCCCGTTGTCGTCGAGGTAAACTTTTGCACCAGCACCAGCCGGCGGCTTAGGATTCCCATTGTCGTCGAGATAGACCTTGTCAGGCATTATTGGGCCACGTAGCCGGTGCCATCCCACACACCAGTCTTCCCGTTGGGGAACTTCTTAACTTGACCGATCTTCGGTGCGCTACCAGGCAGCGGCGGAGGACCTCCCTTACCCTGCACGCCTGTCCCAACGCCCTCAGCGTCGAGTGTGGCCTGCCTCAACAGAGGCAACGTCGTGGCGACGGTATGGAGCTTATTCGCCATCTGTTCTGGAGTGTCCTTCTCAGGATTCGGTAAATGTTGCTGAATCTGCTGGAGGTACTGGTAGGAGCGCGTGCCCTGCATGTACGGGAGGCCGCCAATGATCTGTAACTGAGCCACGGTCGGAAGGATCTTGGCCAGCGTCGGGTCGATGTTCGTTGGAGATTTCCCAGCCTGGTACTCAGCCCAGGCTGCGCGCTGCTGAGCCATGTCCCAGAGGCCATTGGCGTCGCCACCGAGCTGCGCGATTCGCGCATCGATCTCGGGAACGAGAGTGTTCATCACAGCCTCAGTGCTGCCGATCTGCCGAATGTTCTTCTTCGCATCGGCACCGAGCGGGGCATGGAGCTGATTGCCCTGACTGTCTAGGACCGGCTGAGCAGCGCCTGTGCCACTGCCGAGCGTAGCACGGCCTTGATTGGCGGCCGTAGGCCCGCCCGCACCTTTCCTAGTGACAGTCGTGGTCGGGATAGAAACAAGGTTATTGTTCTGATCCTTCTGGATGGACGGTTTCGTCGTCGTAGACGGAAGAGCTGAGATCGGAGTGCCGCTAAGAGACGTCGGAGGCAACGCACTGGTGCCATTCTTCGGACGAAAGTTCTGCACGTACTGCCCAGTGGCCTCATCCCACACTGGAGGCCCGAAGGGGACTGGCATCGCTCCCTGCAGGATAGCGTTCGGAGGCGTCGCCGCGAGCTGCTGGCGCGTGTGGACCGTCGGAGACGGGGGAACGAGGTTGCCGATCACAGACGGGGGAGCTACTGCTCCGGGCGCAGCTGCGGGATTCGCACGCTCCTGGTCGATCATCGTTGGCGTCGTCTGGTACGTACCCGTTTTCTTATCGAATGCGCGAGTGTAATGACCGTAACCACCGCCCTCTAGCGGAGCCACGACATCGGTCGGAGGAGCGGTCTCGCGTTGTGACTCAAGCAGAGCACGCTGACGCGAAAGCTCTAGGTCACTGGCCTGCTGCGGGGTCTGATAGTTCTCAAGCTGCTTCTGGCCGAGCGCGGTACGCAGATTCTCATTCTGGATCTGAGCCTGCTGGAGCTGTTGTTGCATTCCCAACTGTTGCTTGCGGAGGGCAAGCTCACGGTTCTGCTCAAGGGATTGCTGCTGCTGAGGCGAGCCTGCGGCTGAGACGATGTTCTCCCCAACCTGCTGGAGATTGGGAGCAACGGCTTGGATGCCCTTACTCAGTTTGCTAAGAAAATCAGAGAGACCCATCAGCTACCTCCCCAGACTGGAGGCGTACTGCCGTAGGTGCCGAGCTTACCGAAGGCCTTGCCGATGCCGGTCACCGCACCAGCCACGGGGTTGACGAGGCTGGCCGCGAGGCCAATGCCTTGCCCGATGTCGCCGAGCGTGCTGCCCATGTGGCTCTGGTCCACGGCACCAGTGAGGGTGGTGTTCGCAGCAGCGCTCTCACCTGCGAGGTTCTGCCCGGAGAGGCCCTCGCGTGCAGCGAGAGCTCTGTCGTTCAGGGCCTGTGTGTTAACTTGGGCATTGCGGAAAGCTCCGGTCTGAGCCTGTTGCTGACCGAGGTCGATGCCATTCTCCGCGGTGCGTGCGAAGCCTGACGGAGCCGAGCCGAAGCCGCGGGCACCCATGCCGGCAAAGGCCGTTCGGCGCATGCCGTTGTAGGCGCGATTGATGTTGTCGGTGTCGGAGGCGAACTGCGCAGCAGCCGCGGGGCTGAGTGTGCCAGGCTTCCCAGCTGCGGTGTCCTGCGCGATGATCTGATCGGCGGCCTGCTGCTCGGCCTTCTGCTGAGCAGATTGTTGCTGCTGCTGCTGCATTTGGAGCTGGGTTTCCTTTTGGGCCGTTTCACGCCCTTTTTTAAGTTGCTCAAAACATACGACTTGTTCGTCCACCCAATAGCCTTCCCACGACAGCAATTCCATTGTCTCGATGTCGTAGACAGCTTTCGTTGTCACCCGTTTCATTGTATCCATCCGTAAAGACGTTCGTCTTTAATGCCGCAGATTGTCGTGTGTGTCACACCAAACTGTTTTGCAACGTCACCGACACGTTCACCACTAGCTAAGCGAGAACGTATCTCTCGTACTTTTGGTCCATCTAATTTTTTAGCTACGTTTCCAATAAAACGAGCTCGACCACGAAGTGTTGGGTATATACGGTAGAAACGCCATACATCTTGCGCAAACAACTTTTTCGCAACAAGATACGGCAGCATTCCTTCGATAACAATCTTTACGCTTTCACGCGCACTCACTCGCAAGTTCCACATAATTTCGTGATTCGGTGTTCGAGGAATACCACGATACCGCGCATGAATCGCACACTTCACACCACGCTCTTCGATGAAATCCTTGATTTTTTCAAGAATAATTTTACGTGACTGAGCTTGAGGAATGTTAATGGTATAAGAAATTGCTCCATCAGGACACTTCGTCCCGTTCTTATAGAGACTTCCTTCACCGTCGAAGAACCCTGCAATGTATGCCCAATTCACTTTTGCTTGGCCTCGTGGATTCGTGCAACTACCTCATCCGCACTCTCCTCGACTTGGAAAGGGAGGTCGGAGTCCTGCTGGAAGATGAGTGTCGTCGGCTTCGGCCCGGCGTCGTAGCTCTGCACTGCGCGGACCATGGTCAGGTCTAGGAAGACCTGGCATCGATTGAGGTTCGTGGCATCGACGAACGGTGTGAGGTACATCCGTCACCTCTATTGTAACTGGCTTCGTCAGGTCGCGGATACGCTCTCGCCACCCTGCTCCGCAGGGGAAAACCCCACCGGGGAAGGAACGGAGCTGCGCGCGATGCATCTGCGGTAAATCCGGCACGCCTGGGCGGTCTGCTCGAAGCCGCATTTCTTTTCCACGAACTGCTGGTACTGCGGGAGCAGGTTCGGGATGGCTATGTAGGCATCGACTGCGCCGCAGAGGCTGGCTTGGTACTCTAGGGCATTCGTCAGGGCGAAGAGGGCTGCGAGCACGTCGCCCGAAGGGGCCTCAGGATTCTTGACGAACGGGTCGAGCGAGACTGCCAGCACCATCGTCCCCGTCAGCGCGCCCGTCAGGGCGCCATCTGGCGTGACTGAGACTGCGGTGGCCACGCCGTCCCCAGAGTAGCCGTTCGGGACCTCTAGGTCGGCCTCGCGGAAGAGGCGTCTCCACTTCTCCACTTGCTCGATGTCATCTGCGTTTGGCGTGCGTACCTGGTTATCGAACATACGTTAGAAGCCCACATCCTGCCCGACGCGCGTCTTGTTCCAGCCACCGGAGCCACTGGTGTGACTGGTGTTGTCTTGGGACGTGGTGCCTGAGCCAGTGCTGTTTGAGATTGGAGCGGACTGAGTGCCCTCGACGCTCTGCGGGGCGTTGGCGGTCCCCGTGGTGGCGCTGATGCGATACCAACGCTTCTGCCCTGTGACGCCGATGTTGTCGAAGTAGTTCGTCTGGGCGACGTTCGTGATCTGAATGAGGAGTTGCGAGTGCGAGCTGAAGTCTCCGTTGTCGGAGAAGTAGATCTTGTAGCCGTCAGCGCCCTTCACCAGTTCCCAACTGAGCAGGATGCCGGTCGTGGCCGCGACGGACTTCGCTGAAAAGTTGAACGGGGAGCGTGGTGGCCGCGGGGCGTTGACTACAGGATTAATGGTCTGTTGCCAGAGCTTCAGATTTGAGTAGAGGTTCCCCGGGCCGGTGATGGTTGGGAGTGTCGTCATAGGACTGGATCTGCCTCCAGCTCGTCTGCGTCAATCTTGATGCCACGGAGCGTGCCGTTCACCATGCTGGCTCCGACCATGAACTCCACGAGGACACGCTGGCAGGTGCCGCCGGTGTCGCTGCTCACGGTGCCGTGGAAGCGGTTGCTCGGGATCTCAGCGCCGGACTGAGTCTTCGCACCGATCGTCTTCCGCGTCATGTTAAGGCTCGGGATGGTTGGATCACCAGGATTATCCGGGTTAGAGGGATCGAGCCAGATGGCTACGTTCACGACCATCGTGGGGTCACTGACTTCGTACTGCACGCCCTTCAGCAGGAAGTAGGAGCCAGGCTTCCCGAAGTCTGTGTACTGGCGGTACGTCCCGACGGGGTAGTTCGCATTCGGCAGCGTATACGTGCCCGTGAGGTCGTCGATGACTACGATTGAGCTGTGACCGTTGCCATCGTTCGCCGTGGCTCCGACGAGGACGCGCTCGCCCTTTGTGACCTCAAAGACTCCGATGCCGAGGTAGCCTTGCTGGAGCTGGAACCAGCCCTTGGCCTCGAAGTCGAAGACCCAGGTAACGTACGTTTGGTCCTTGCGGCGATAACTGAAGACGAGCCAGTTCCGTCGGCCGTAGTTGTAGAAGACAAGGGAGGCAGTCTGGAAGTCGTTGCCGTCCACCTGCTCGAACTCGTCGCGCTTCGGTCTGCCGAGCTCGATGAGAGATGTGGTCTGCTCACCGCCGTACGCAGTGGCGAACTGACTGATCTGCGTTGGGTAGAGGTAGAGCTTCTTGTCGTAGGTGAAGAAGACGAGCCCGAAGGGTGTGGAGATGGAGAGGCGTCTGCCGGCCATGCCCAGGGAGAAGGCGTTGACGTTGCTGAGGGAGAAGTCCGCGAGGGACTGCCCGTAGAGAGGAATGACGTTCTTCTCAGTGCCGATGAAGAGGGCGTCGCCGTGAGCGCGTATGCAAGTGATCTCAGCAGACTGATCGGGATAGCTGTTCTCGTCGATGACGTCAGGAGAGGCTGTGTTGTCGTCGATGCCGGGAACGCATTCGTACGGGTAACCAGCCTGTTGCGACAGCACCTCCTCGTAGGCTGAGTTCGTGAAGAAGGTGGGGAACTGCTCGTTCCGGCGCCAGATGCGGCGTTGGAAGACATCCTCGACGCGCGTGGCATTCGGGGGATCGTTACGGAGCGGAGTGTTGATGTTGGCGAAGATGGAGCCTGAGGTACCGATCATCGGTGAGGTATCGGTGTAGCTGAACGTGCCGAGATCGACCTGCGCGAGGAAGAAGCAGAGCTTGTCCTCTTCGCTCCCTGAGCCGTAGATGTTCCACTTCGTGGCGCGTTGTGGAGCGATGGTGAAGTGCTGCGCAGCAGTGTTTGAGCCAGCGTTCGTATCGAGTGTGAGATGCGTGGCGTCGGTCACGGTCAGGATGACGCCTGTGACTGCCGCGGTGCGGAGCTTCATCCCGACGTGGCGCGAGGAGAAGCTAGTGCCAGAGCCTACGATGGCTGGGCTGCCGCTCACTGTGGTGATGGTGCCGGGCTCCTGGTAGACGATGATCTGACCACCAGTGACGTTGACTGCGCCGGTTCCCGCGGAGATGCCGGTACCAGAGGACTCGTGAGTGTTGCGCGTGGCAGTGTCATCCACGTAGGTGCAGCGGTAGTACCTGTTCGAGAGGATGAGTGACGAGCCCGTACCTGCGGTCACGGAGATAGTAGGAGCATTTGGAGGAATTTGCAGGCCCTCTTGGACGATCGAGGTGCCGTCGAAGATCCAACTGCTCGTACCGTCGCTGATGTGCAGAGTGTTGTCGATGTTGACGAGGACGGGATAGTCAGTGAGCGTCAGGACCTTCGTCCACGTGGCCGTAGGGAAGATACTGGTGGTGCGGTACAGGGAATCGTTCGAGGCTGCGAAAAAATGTGTGGTGAAGGCGCCGAAGCCGTCGTGATGACGAAACTCATGGAAGACGCGGACCTGACGGGTGGGGTCGGTGAGCGTCAGGGCACCGAGTTGGATGGGTGGAGTCTCGCGGCCCATCTCACCGTTCACTGAGGGAATGAGCGACTGCAGTCTGCGAGCGTCGGCGGGATCAGTGCTCGCCGGAGAGGCAAAGGTATTTTCGCCAGTGACGAGATTGTACTTGCTGAGGTTGACGGGCTGGGACACGGTTACCCGCCCTGGTAGTCAACGATGAAGATTGGGTTGCCGCTGCTGCGCGGAACGCTGGCCTCTCCGAGCGTCTGCACGCTCATCTTCCACTGGGCGATCCACTGCACGGTGAGCTGCACGTCGCGCGTGGAGGCCATGGCCTTCTGGACTGCGTAATCTACGATCTTCCCAGCGAATGGGTAGAGGACGGTGTCGAGTTCGGTCTCGACTGAGAGGAGATTGATGTTCTGAATGAACCAGATGCGAACGTTCAGCGTGGATTCGGGATATTGCGCTAGCACCAGCTGATTGCCGAAGACGGTGTAGTAGTAGCTGCCGAGAGAGGAGCCTGCGTTGGCGCTGGCTGTGCTGCCGGAGGCGGTGGCGTCGCGGCGAGCGCTCTGGAAGACGGGATCGTCTCCGCGGCGGTACTCGAAGATGCAGCTCTCGAAGCTAGTCGTCAGGCACTCAATGGCGCGGATCTCACGGCACGAGGGCGGAAGGTCGTACTCGCGCTTCGACGGCAGCAGGTCTGCGAAGTAGGTGTCCTCTGTGGCCGAATCGCTGTCTTGCGAGAACTGGCCGAAGTACTCAGCATCGAAAGACTTCAGCGTAGCCCAGACCTCTTGGACGCCGTCCTCTGCGAAGCTGAGGAGCTCTTCGACGGTGAAGGCGTTCGACAGGCCTCCGAGCCTAACGCGGATGCGGTCTAGGATGTCTTGACCTGAGAGCACTGTGCTCAAAGCTAGTTACCTCGATGCTACGGTGATCTTTGCGTTCTTCTTTGGCTTAGGCGCCGTCGGGTCCACAATGGTCGGGAGAGAGTAGAGTTGACCCTTGTGGTATTCCTTGCCGAAGACGTTGGCTACGATCTGGTTGGCCTTCCCATGGGGGAGCGCTGCGCTCTGACGGTTGACCGCGAAGTGGATGACGTTGTCCACCTCACGCGAGGTCTCGGCGAGATCCTTGCGGAAGCCCTCGGATTGCTTGGCTTCGTTGGCGAGCTGCTTCTGGTCGATGGCATCGATCCCGTGCCGCTGGAGGTCGCCCATCCACAGGGCGTTGAAGACTCTGTTGTCGAGCTGGTTCGTCCAGACCACGATGCGCCGGCCGGAGGCTGCTGAGATGCCTTCCTCCACCGACTTCATAGCCATGTCCCGTCGTTGCCGCGGTACCGCTGGATTGCCCAGCAGGCGCTGCGCCTGACGAGCCTGGCGGAGGATGGTCGTGCGGAGGCCAGGCTCAATCTGGCAGGAACGCTCTACGATCCAGCACCGGATGGTGCTCCCCCAGCGCAGAGAGAGCTGAGGGTCTGAGTTGCGGAGCGCCTGCTCGAATGTGTTTGGGTCCATTATGCTTCGGCATCGACAGGCCGAGGAGCCACAGCTAGCGGGTCCACGAGCATGGCGTCGTATTCGCGTTCGATCTCGAAGATGGGGAGGAAGTCCCCGACGAACTTCTTCTTCTTGCCACTGCACTCCTGGCAGGTGCCTGCGGCGGTGCGCCCAGAGGAATGCTTCTGTTTCGGGTCCCAACAGTTGGGGCAATCAATGTCGAGAGCCACCTGGCTGGAACGCACAAGGCTCTTAGCCACGTCCAGCGGGAACACGCGCGACTGGTCGAGGTAGAAGGTGTACGGGACACCATTGAATTGGGCCTCTAGGTATTCGCGCCCGGAGGCATCCTTGCGGAGCCGTTGCATCAGACCCTTCCCCCGCTCGAAGCGGCGCAGCTTATCCAGCAGCTCGGGGTCTTGGTTCACTCGAATGACAGCTTGTTTCAGATCCATTACGTTCTGTCCCTCCATGAGGACTGCGGAAAGGGGCAGTGAGTAGCACCGCCCCCAGCCGGAAAGTTGTTAGTCTGCGAACGTGCCCGAGGTCACAGAGGCTGTGATTCCGTCTGCCCGGAAGTGCGCGTTGCCGCGATCCGAGTAGGCGTTCAGCATCATGTACCAGACACCTTCGTAGTCGGTCTTATCGGCGACGAAACGGAGCACTTCGCCCTGTCCACGTCCACCGAAGTCTTCCCACTGCCCTTCGTTCAGGTAGATCACGAAGAGGTGGTCGGACACGACACCGAGAAGGGTGCCGTAGGGAGCATCCTTGTCCACCATCCACTTGGCGGAGCCACCGAAGACCGGGGTCTCTCCCAGGTCCACGCCAGCATCCGGGTTCCGCAGGTCGGCGCCGGTGTAGCGGCGATCGGCCTGGGTCAGCTTCAGGTATTCACGACGGACGGAGAAGTGTGAGAAGAAGGCATCCACACGTTCGCCGCTGACTTCTTCCTGGTTGTCGATGTAGCGGTACAGGAGATCCTCAGAGAGGGCGCCCTGTGAGGTGTAGACACCAGAGAAGTAGATGGAGTTGGCGGAGGCGCTGCGATCGATACCGAACGGGTTCGACACGTACGTGGTTTGATCCACGATGCCCAAGAGGCCCATCATCTCCTTGTTGAAGGAGCTGGCGTTCGTGCTGCCCGAGACGGTGCCGACAGAGATGAGGTCGCCGGTGTTCGAGGTCAGCGAGTTGGCCAACGTGATGCTGTTGTTGGCGTTGTTCACGCTGGAGACCTGTTGCACGCGGACGTTCGTCCCGTCGGTTGCGGTGAAGGCAACGTACATCCCGGCCTTGATGAAGCGGGTCGGGTTGGTTGTGCCAGCCACGCCGCCGGGGTTGTTCACAGTCTGGACCGTGGCGCCCGTGCCGGATGCGGCGAGGGCAAGAGTGCCCTGACCGAAACCGAAGAGCTGACGGTTCAACTGGCGTTCGACGTCCTTCGCCAAGCCTTCCATCTCGCGGGTCAGGGCCGGTGCGGCCGCGCCCTTCGCGGTCTCGGAGGCGTTGATGACTTCGGCAGTGATTCCGAAGCGCGCCTTGAGGTCGCGTATGGGGATGGACAGCTTGCTGTAGCCTTGGTTGCCGGCCACGCCGAGGAAGCCGGACTCGCCGGTGGACTTCACGCCGGAGTAGTTACGGCTGGTGTGCAGGTGAACGACTACTTCATTTCCCTGCCAGCGAACGTCGTCCTTGTTCTGTTTGCGGAACTTGGACACGATGTTCGTGTTGTTCACTTGTTCGCGGATTTTTTCCTCGTAGACCGAGCGCATGGCTGCGGAATAGAGGCTGGTTGTAAGTGGCACTGCTGATCTCCTGGGTTACGTCCGTTATCCGCCTAGGCGGCTTGCTTCTGCCTCCATCGCAGCCTTCACTCGACGATTCAGTTCGGTGGGGTCACCGAAACCACGCGACTTCGGGTTGGCGGGAGCAGGAGCGGGGGCACCGCTCTGAGGGAGAGGACGAGGTGTGTTCGCCAGAGCAGAGGTCTTCTGGTTGGCGTACGTTGCATCTTTCGACTTAGCGTAGGTATCCGCAAACTTCAGGTAGGTGGAGAACTGTTCCTTGATGATGGCCCGTCGCTCCGACTCGTTCCCGTTCAGGAAGCGCTCAACCGGAGAGCCAGTGATGAGTTGACCCTGGGCGTTGTAGCTCAGGTTATCCATCTTGGCGCCGACGACGTTCCCGACTTCCTTCAGGAGTTCGGCATCCTCAGGGAGACCGGCCTCCTTCAGTTCTGCGGCCAGCATCTTCGTGCCGTGATCCACCGCAGCACTGACGCGAGCTTCCTCTTTCTCCGCGTGGATGCTCTGCTGGAGCTGCTGCAGATCATCCTTCGTGACGAAGCCAGCCTTCTCCTGCAGAGTACGGATGTACTGCTGCCATTCGGGAGAGAGCTGGTCACTGCCTGCCGGCTGAGCGCCTGCGGCCGCGGGGGCGGAACCCTGCGCCTGCTGGGTCAACTGGAGGTAGTGATCGAGGATGGGTACGAGTTGATCGACTGACTTGATGTTGGCAAAGCCGTAGCCGCCCTTTGCAGGGTCGTCCCACAGCCTTTCCCACTTCTTCAGGTCAGCAAGGGTATTCTGAAGTTCTTGGTAACCACGGACGGCGTCTTCCTTCGATAAGTACTTTGTCCGCTCGTTGATCTCAAGGAACGCAGACGGGCTAGTAGAGCCCGCTGGCGCCGAGGGAGCAGGAGCCGCACTCGGGGACGCCGCCGCCGGTGCTGGAGTACTGGGCGCCGCAGGTGCCGAGGGAGTAGCCTCCGGTGCTGGCGCCATATCTACTGTGCTGCTGTCGAGCATCTATTGTCACCTTGTCCTCTCGGGAGTAGCCCGAAAGGGACTGCCATTTGTCTGACTGCATCGCCTGAGTAGCAGGCGAAACTCTGTGTTGTGCTTAGATCTCCGACACGCTGCCGGTTATGATCTGTGCGGGGACGGCGCCGCCACGAGCGCGCGAGACGCGAAGCCGGAAGCAGGCGTTCAGCGGCTGGGTCGGGGAGGTTCCGTTAAGGATCTGGGTGCACTGCAGGGAGAGCACGTCGCCCTTCAGTACGGCAATCGGAGCCACGCCTACGAGGGTGCCGTAGCTGGACGGAGCCGCAGCGTTCGCAGCGTGCGCCCAAGTGATCTTCGTCGCACCCACGATGGACGTACCGTTCTTCTTAATGTCGTAGAGGACGTCCTGCGTCGGAGCGCCCGTGCCGTCGGTGCCGGCCACGCCAAACTGAGCGATGATGGCATCGATGAAGCCATCGAACGGGATGATCTCGCAGTCGATGTTGTCCACGGCAGACGAGGAGCCCTTCTGGGACAGCGTAATGAGCGAAGATTTCGTTTCCTTTATCGTAATCACTGCGTCACCTTCATTCGTCCCCTTGTCAGCACCGAGGAACGTTACTCACGGGTGCACCGTGTTCTGGCTAGACTGCGACGAGACGCTTCCCAGCCAATCGAAATTCGAGTGTCATCTTCGGCAAGCGATGCTTCAGCAGTTTGCCCATGTGTCCGCTGCTCAGTACGGTCTTATGCTCCGCAGTCGGAACCTCAACGTAGATCGTGTCGCCGTCGCGTGCGATGAAGCGTGTGGGCTGGAGCCAACGGACGTAGTCATTCGAGGACAGCTCAGAGCCAATGCTCTGCAGCTTCAGTAACTGGAGCGCAGCATCCCACGGAGACGGTGAAACGTTCCAGTCACGCCGAAGGATCTCGTCGATGGCCACGCACTTCTGATCCGGGTCGAGAAGATGCGTATGCCAGAAGTACGTATTGACCGCCTCCTCCGAGCGATTCACTGATTTCAGCAAATCGACAAACGTGAACAGCTTCAGACCGTAGCGCGCTATGTTCCGCGAGAGCGTGTAGTCGTCAATGAGATGCTCCGGCTTGATGCCGTTGCGCTGCTCATTGATCGTCGGATGGATACGCTGCGCGGCCTCGACGAGCGTCATGTCTTCGAGCGGATGCCAGAGGTCGAGGCACCAGTTGCTGGCCACGGTGAACCAGTTCCCGCTGCCGATGTGCCGGCCGTCGCGGCGGAAGAAGTCATCATACGACCAGCGGTTTCCCGCCATGTCCGCGCCCCAGTGGAGGACCTGGTCCTTACCCAAGTGGTCCGTAGGGTCGAACATCTCGACGTGGTTGACGATGGCATCGGCGTCGAGGTAGATGTTCCACGTGTAGTCTTTGCCTAGAGTATGGAGCTGGAGCTTCTCGTACACCGGCGGCATATCCGGCCATTTCCGCTCGCTGATCACATTGAACTCAGCACCAATCTTCTTTGCCCACTTCTGCATAGCAGGAAACGTCAGCTCGCAGATGTCTGGGCGATAGTTGTCAACTTGCAGTGTCCAGATGCATTTTGTCTCTTTGCTCAAACCTGTCCCCTCCCCCAAACGTTCGATTAGAAGTTCTCGTTCTTATCCCCAAGCCTGCTAAAGCCGTTCTGTCCCAAGCCCTGCTTGTGTTGTTCCATCTCGAAGATGCGATGACCGCGCGCGAGCTTCCGCTTCGCGGGAATACCACTATCCGCGGAGTTCGTCTGCGTCAGGTTCGCGGGAATTGTGCTGGCCGGACTGGAGATGCTGGCCCGCGCCGGAAGGGCACTGTGGACCGTGAGATCTGCTGTGTGCTGCTTCTGCATGAACATGGCGGTTACTCGCCTCCCATCTTGCTGAACTTTCCGCGGACCTTACTGCGCACCGTAGCCTTTTGTGCCGGGGTGCCACGCTGGCTGACGCGAGCGAGAGCGTTCCGCGCATGACTAGCATCTTCGATCGGATACTTCCGTTCGCTAGGAATTGCGAAATCGCTGCTCGGCAACGCATTACGTTGTGCTGATGTTAGTTTGCTCAATTTAATTTCTCCGCTCGCCCGCGAATGGTAAACTGCATAGGAGTGGCTCCGCTGCTGGCATAACCTGAAGTCGAGTAGCTGATTGCGGTGCCAACCTTGGCCGTTACCGCAGCCTGTCCACCGCAACTATTTCCTACTGTGTTCGTCGTGCCGCCAGAGCAACTTGGCGTAGTGGCTGCCCAGTTCGGCGTAATCATTTTGGTCAGCACGGTACTAGTGTCAGCGTCCGTGTAGCCAATGAAGCAAGCTGGTAGAGTGCTCGAAGTGGTGGCGGCTTGGGTAATTTTCAGTTCGCAAGAGACGCGATACACCGCAGACGCTGGCACTGACGCGACTAATTGCTGGGCTGCCACATCTGCCGCCTGAGTGACTTGCCCCCCAATGCTGGTACTCAAAACTGGATGGAGCCAATTAATAACTGCGCTATCTGCGGCGAAGTTCACGTTATTCGTGATGATGCAATCGCCGGTACAAGTCGGTGGTGCACCGGCAGCGATGACGTTCTTTACCGCGCTGCCCGATGCTATGTTTCCATTGAAAATGATGCTGGATAGGGCGCTGGTAGAACCAGTGGACAACGCAATAGCGCTACCGGCGTGCCCAGCACCGCCTGGGAAATAATTATTCGTGATGGTGATTTGCCCGACTGCCAAGTTGCCACTTGTGCCGTACTGAATGTCTGCAGAAGCAACTCCTGTGGTGCATCCAGCTTGGTCAACCTGATTTGAAGCAATCATCACCCCGAATTGTGGGTTGACTAGCAAAATCGGCTGGCCGAATCCATAGAACTGGTTGCCCTTCAGAATAGTGGCAGAACCTAGTTCGCTATGCCCAATAGCACCGCATGGAGCGGTGAAACCTGGCGCTGCGCCTGCAGCTACGACGGTGTTGTGCTCGAATAGGCCGGAGTTTGTTCCGCCTGACGCTGCCGTGCGGTTGTTAATCATCCAGCATCGGCCTGTTGTGCTGTCCGTGTTCCAGTAGACAGTATCAATGACCTGCGGAGCGTTGTTGTGGCCATCAAAGCTGATGAAGTAGTTGGTGCAAGCGTTTAGAGCCGCATTTCCTGCTCCAGTATTCTGCGAATGAACGCGGATAATTTGCGGATTCGATACCCATACCGGAGAACCAATGCAGGCTACGGTGACGTTGAGACATCCGGCTAATCCGATGTCCTGCAACTTGTAAGGCGGGGTCTGGGCGTTGGTGAAGTTGGCTAACCCTGTAGGGCCAAGCTGAATGCAGAACGCAGTCGTTACTCCAGTGCCACAATCAATTGTTCCAAACCCATGGATATCCACCGGGATGGTGAAAATCATGTTGCAGCTATTCAGCTTGTAGGCTTTGAGGGATGTACCCTCGGGGATGATCGCTTGTGCGATTCCCGGGCCAGTGTAGCCGTTTACCGCCGCCATGAAGTTCGTAACCGGCGAACCGCAGTTGTCGGTAGTGTCGTCGTCAACCCAGCCATAATTTAGGACGTTGAACACGGCGCCAACGGAGCCATTGGAAGTGGATGTGCCGCCACTACTGCTACTGCCATTTCCCGGTCCATACCCGCCCGGAGGCGTCTGGCCAAGTACACCAACCGCACACAGGAGCGTCAAAAGTAACGTCGAGAGTACTGTACGCTTCATCATCCCGCTGTCACCGTTGCAGTGATGCTCACAGAATTCGTCCGTGAACGCATCAGGAGCCGCATGAAACGCGCATTCGTAGTCGTCGCATCGAAGTGGAACGTGTTATTCGTGGAGTCCACAGTACTAATGAGTCCACCAGAGATCGTCTGGTACTCAGTGTCTGAGTCAGTGTCCGCAACCTGCACATCGATCTCAAACACACCCGGCGCTCCGCTAAACTTCCCGTGCACGCTGAAAGGCGTCCCAAGGACGCCGGGCCGTGAGACCATACCGTACTGCTGCGAGGCCGCAGTCGTACCGTTGCCAGGCGTAGGGGTCTCAGCTGTCCAGAGAGGGTCCGCGATGCCGCGGGAGGTGCTGGGGGCGGGGATAAGGGAATTGTAGGCGGGCATGTCTCTTATTTAGCTCCTAACGTCTCGCGGCCTTTCGCACGGTACCTTGTGCACCAATCTTGGGCCTTTACGATTCCTGCCACGAGTTCGCAGCGATTATGTTTCGGAAGAAAATGAACGCACATAGAACAGTGTTGCTTACCCTTCGCGGGATGCTCGAAGCCGACAGTTGACATCGGCAACTTCGCATCGTGCTGTCCGAAGGTCATCTCGAAGAGCCCATCTTGCTAAACTTTGAGACACGCTTGGGCAAACCTTTATCAGGGGTGGAGGCGTAGTCATGCATCTGCTCCTTCGTCATCCCTTTCGGGCAGGAGGCATAACCTGCCCCGTGCTCGCAGGCACCCATCAGCTTCCGTTGCGCTATAGATACGGCCGGCATAATGTCAACTCAAACGTACACGAATCCGTTCATTCTTGCATAGAGCCGTAGGCTCAGGCTCCAGGCACAGAGCCAGGTTCCTGTGCTGCCGCTTCGCCCTTGCGGATTGGCGCTGCGTTGAGGAGGTTACCCTTAGCCGGACCAGCCTGGCTCCCAGCTTGCGCTCCCGCAACGTGCCCAGGATGAGGGCCTGCGTGGGGGCCTGCGGCCCCGTCCGACGGGGACGGAGGGGTAGGACCACCAGCCCCCGGCATCGGCATGGACTGCACCAGGATCTCCGTCTGGGTGGCTTGGATGTGGGCTATCCAGACATCCGCGCGCTGCTGGTTCGTGCGGTACAGGTCCTCGAACTCCTGACTCGTGGCGTCAAGCTTGTGCTGCATGAGGTGCGCCGCGGCGTCCTGCACCATCGGCAACAGCACCGGCTGGTACGTTGAGTCGTTGAGGAAGTTCTGCCACTCCCGCATGGCCTGCTGGCGAGCGCGATCGATGCTCTCTTTGAGGCTGGTGGCTCCGAAGACCTCTAGCACCGCGTACCGTTGCTCGGGGTCCATGGCCGGCTGGATGGCGCCAATCTGGGCGAGGGCCATGATGTTGGCGCGCTCGGTGGCCTGCGACTTCGGGAACATGGCGTCGTAGTCGATGCGCATGTCCACCGCACCCTTCAGGTCGGCAGACTTGAACTTCTGGAACTGCCACTGCTTATTTTGTCCGAGGATGGCTAGGATGCGCTCATCCGTCCAATGCTGGCGCGCGAGCTCGATGTCGTAGCGGTAGACCGTCCTCCAAGACTCGACCCACACCTCCTTCATCGGTGCGATGGACTGCGTGGCCTTCTCCCCGAGGTAGGCCAACGCGGAGGCAGCGCTAACGCCCGACGGCACGTCACCGCCTTGCACGAACCGCGTTCCCGCGATCTGTTCCATCTCATCGTCGAGCTGCTTCAGCATGAGCACGAGCGGCTGGACGTTCCCGAGCGCTGCCTCAAGGTAGTGGGGCTCCGCGGCGGTGGTGCCCCCGAAGACGATTGGCTTGTACCGGACGACCTGTCCAGCTTCGCCGGTCACAGCCTGCAGGCCGGACCCTACGGGATCGAGTAGCTTCGGGCTGCCGGTGCGCTGCGCGGTGAGTTGGAGGTTCGAGGCAATGATGTTCCGGCGGGCCTGGATGCTGCAGAGATCGTTGGCGCGAGGCTTCCCCCATGCTCCTCCGCTGACCTCGCCGTAGAAGTGGACGAGCGGAAGGAACTTCTGGCCCTTCGTCTGACCGGCGCCCCACTCCGTAGGGAGGGGACCGAGCTCAAGGATGAGGTCTCCCATCTGCACCGCGCGCAGACCCTGAGGGTACTCCGCACAGGGCATCTCGTAGTGTTCCCAGGCGGTGACCTGCTTCTTACTGTTCTCTCGCGCGGAGGCCTCGCCGCTGCCAGTGACGCCGGAGAGGTAACTGCCCGCGTAGGCGATGGCGATGAGGTAGTTCCTGCTGACCTTCATCGGGTCACTCATGTCCTCGGCGATCTTGTCCTTGTAGTCCGGCCAGAGGGCCTTCGCATCCATGACGTCGTAACGGTGCGGCCGCTGGAACCAACGCTGCTGGCCCGTGGCCAGGCGGATGGTGTTATCCCAGTAGATCTCGTAGGGCGACAGAACGTCGTTACACAGCTTCCCGATCGGCAGCGGCACGACGCCAGTCTGCACATACGGAGGCTGTGGCTGCGGAGCAGGCTGAGTGGGGTCGAGCTGAGGCGGGGGCAGAGGCGGGCCACCGCAGGAGCATGGCTTCGTGGGATCGAAGGTCTGCGCGCCGCAGGCTGTGCACTTGTACTGACTAACGTCCTTCGTCCCGTACATCGGATTGTAATCGTAGTACGGCAGGACGAAGGCATTCCCCGTAAGCACCAGCCAGAACCCGAGGTCACGCTTGATCGACTTCGTACCGATCTCCTCATCGATGACTTCGCGCAGGCGCTCACCGACCTCGGCAGTGGCCACATCGTCGGGATTATCGGTAGACGGACGCGGCGTGAGGGGGACCTCACCCTGCGTGATGGCAGACATGAGATCGCTGTTGACCTTACCGAAGGTGTTCGTGATGGCGCGAGGAAAGTTGCCGGGAAGGCTAAGATTCCGTACCTCTCGCCCGGGCCAGTCCACGCGGACCCACTGGATGGCGAGGTAGTAGAGGACGTTCCTGAGCCAGGTGAGCTCGAACATCCACCGTCGGTTCGTCGCCTTCTTATGCGACTCCTCGATGCGGTCCTTCACCTTCTTTCGTGCACGTTCGTCCTTGATGTCGTACGGGTCGAAGGACTCGTCCGGCCCGGAGGCCGAGTCAGACGGGGCGTTCGTTGGTAACGTTGCACTGCTGCGATCGGGCTGCTGCGGCTTTCCCGTCAGCTTGCCCAGGAGGGAAGAGAAGAGGGATGTCATGGTCAGTTGGTCTTAGTCTCGGCTTCGGCAAGACGGACAATCTCCTCAGAGATCATGCCGGCGTGGGGGTCCTCGAATTGGTCGGAAAGGTACTTGGCGATCTCATCCTGTGCCGTCGTAGACGTCGCAGTGCGAGCAGCGCCACCTGCGGTGGCGGGCAACGGGGAAAGGGATTCAAACCCAAACCTCGACGTCAGCTGGTCCATGGCGGCGTCGCCGCGGCGTTGCTGCTCGTCGCGTTCGCGCGTGAGGCGTTCCACAGTTTGTTCTAGGAAGGCTGCGTACTTCGCAGAGACGAAAGGCCATCGCATCTGGTTAGCACCCGGTTAGTTACCTGAGAAGTCAGAGATGAAGACAGGACGGTCGCTCACGATGCCGCCATCACAAGGTTCGCACATCTGCTCCTCGTGGGCATAGTCACGGAGGCGCAGCCGGCGGAGCTCGCGGGCTACTCGGTCGCCGTGCGCGGCGCTCGTGGGATCGGACTGACGCATCTCGCGGAATGGGTCGTCGAAGACGGGAGCAGCTGCCTGTGGGTTCGTGACCAGTACGTAGCGCAGTGGGTCGATGAGGTGGTCAGCCTGGTTGCCCTTTGGCTCGTTCGGCTTCGTCGGATTCCAGATGTAGTCGTCGAGCTCCTTGCGGGCGTACTTGCAGGTGTTGAAGACGTAGACCGAGGGAGAGCCCTTGGCCTGCAGAGCCGCGACGCGCTCCTTCGGCTGGGTGCGTACGTACCAGTCGGGAAGGGCACGCTTCGGATTGACGTAGAACTCGCTCTGCAGCTTCATCAGTCCGGGGAAGACGTCTTTGTTCGCGGGCTCGCACTGGATGCCTTCGTCCTGCATCTGGATCATGGCGCCCTTGTTCTGGTAGTCGATGACGAAGCGCGAGAGCTCCACGGGAACGTTGGCCTTGATCCACGCGATGGCCTTGTTCGGGTTGAGGTTCAGTTCGCGGTACACCTCCGGGGCATCGCTCACCATGATCTTGTTGCCGTGTTCGTCTACGCGGATGACGGGGATTCCCCACGGGGCCGAGCCGCCTGGGTCGATGCCTGTGTACCAGCCCCAGTGGTTCGGAACGACGAAGGGCTCGACGTTGTGGACCGAGCTGAGATTGAAGTCGGGGAGGATCTTTCCTGAGAAGTCGTCGAAGGAGCCGTCGAGGATGCGCGCCTGCATCTGCGGGCTGAGGGAGATGCGGAGCTCGTCGAAGAAGTCGTCCGGGGCGAAGCCTCCATTCGACATGCGGTTCTCGTCGGAGCGGGTGACGATGCCGAAGCGGTTGTCCCGTCGGACAGTCTTGAAGAAGCGCTTGGGCTCGGCGCGCAGATCGAAGATGTAGTCGCCGCCCTGGAAGAAGTCCTCGAAGATCCAGTCGTGGCCCTGCTGGTTGGCGACGCCAAGGGCATGGTAGCGGAACGGGCGCTGCGTGCGCGAGTCGGGATCGTAGTAGGTGCGGCGCAGGCGGCCGAGCAGCTTCTCCCAGTGCGCGCGCTGGATCTCTTCGATCTGGTCGATCGCGTACCAGCCCCAGTTCCCGCCGGCCAAATGCGAGCGTCCAGTGGTCTTGTCCACGACGTAGTCGAGGTAGATCTGCGAGGTCACCCCGGGGAAGCGCGTGCGCAGCGTGATGATCTTGCCGAACTGTCCGTGAGACTTCGGTCTGCCGACCACCATCGACGAGGGGATGATCTCGTCCATCAGCATTTGGTAGGTTGTGGTCTGGAGGGCCTTGCCGTCCGCGCGGCCGATGAAGCCGAAGTTCTGGCGACCGGCCCAGCTGAAGAGCATGCCTGCGAGGCAGAGGATGCGGGTCTTCCCCACGCCGTAGCCGGCGCAGAAGACTCGTTGTTTTTCCGGGGCGAAGAGGTACTCGCGTTGCGATGGCAGGAGGCGCTCAATTCGCTCTTGGACGAGCTCGTTAGTGTCGGCCACAGGCACGTCAGTAGCTGGAGTAGAGAAACGGGCGGAGTGGGGCCTGACCGAGTTGGGCGAAGCTGCGCGGGGGCTGTTGCACGTCGAGCTGAGGCTGGGCGAGCTGCTCGCGTCCAGGCAGCAGGTTGGATTGGGGAGCGAAGCCTGCGTTTGGATGCATCAGCTCGGAAACCGGGCGGATGGGGCTGGGGCCGCCGAGGCGGGAGATCATCATCATTGCACCTTCTCGCGCTGCACGGGAGCAGCGGTGAGTTTGTCGAGAGCATCGCCGTCGAGACCTTCGATGCGCATGGGCTGAGTGGGAGCGTCTTTGCTAGCTTTTTCGCTGATGTAGCCTTTGGCTAGGATGCGCGCCGCGGTGCGCTTGTTCTCGGCCACATCCTTGTCGCCCACGGAGTCGGCCTCCAGCCAATCCCACATCTTGTCGAGGAACCTTGCGGCGTTGCGCTCGGTGCGATTCATAATCTTTTCTACCTCATGCTGGACTTCGGGGGTGTCGAGGAGCTTTGCGAAAAAGTGGGAGTAGGTGCGGAGATCGGGACGGAGCTCGGCGACGGTGCGCCGCGGATCGAAGAGGTTCCGCACGATCGCCTGGGCGGCGAGTCGGGCTTGGAAGCGGTCGTGGAGTGGGAGTTTGGGATTCAGTTGCATACGCTTCGCGTTGCGGACTCGCTTCGCTCGCCGGAAAGACCGACGGGGTGAATGGCTGCGCCCGGAGCCCTCACCTTTCCCCGTGGGGGTTGTCGGTGCGGGGTTGGCACCGTGGCTCGGCAGGTCTAGTGTACGAGGAAACGTAGGGCTAGGGATAGTGCGGTACTACGCAGAACTTTAGGACTATCGGAGACGTGTGATTTGTCATTGGACGAGCGGCAGCACGTGTAAGCGGGGGCGTAAGCGTCGCGCGCTCAGGTAGATGCGGGGGAATCGGCGGATTCGGGGCTTGAGCCCGTTTCGATTAAGCCTACTGATGTCTAAATAGCTGAAAAATCAGTGGGATGAGTATCGCGCGGGAGGTCCCCCGGGGCCTCGGCCTTCCTACCCCATGGGTGCCCCCTACCTCCCTCCCCCGCCGGCCGGCGCCTGGCCAGCGCGCATGCGGCCACGCTAGGCGACTGCCCTCGCGACTGTCCTTAGATTACTGATTCTATTATGGTTATTGGGCTACGTAATTGTGTGACTGGCACAATTCCCACCGGATCGCCAGCTGTACGCTATGCGCCGTGGGTGAATTTTTAACCTTTGGGTGAAATTTTAACCTTCCGCGCGCGCCTCGCGGACACTCCTACTAATGGTGGCTGTGTCTCATCCGACACAATACGTAGCGGTGGCGTAGCCAAGCAATCCTCTTGCCATCCCAGCAAATTTATTTTCGCTCGAACGTCACTTTCCTCTTGACATTAGAACTGACAGACGTACACTCGACGTATATTAAGCATCGCAACCGGCACGCTACCGTCATAGCGGGAAAGTGAGCAATTCAATGCAAGGTCTCTACCGCGTAGTCTGGAGTCCCGAAGGACGAACGATAGCAGAAGTCACAGCATCATCCCATAAGAACGCATGCCGCAAGGCCCCAATGCCGTATCGTCGTTTCCAAGGCGAACTGTACGCCGAAGCAATCAATCCTAACGCCTACGTTGCCGTAGTAACACTCCATTCCGAAGGTACGTTGCTAGGCGGCACACGTCGCCACGTGTCCTCCCCGTTCGCCAGCGAACGCATGGCGCGCGACTTTGCGCGGCAATCGGTAGACGTTAATAAGACCTTACAGCCTAACGCGGACATACGGTGGGAAGTAGTTGGTGTCTACGCAAAGAATCCCTTGGAGGTCTCGTGCTAACTCTTCTCTCTCGCCTTGTATGCACACTCGTAGGTACGGGATTTATAGCTGGGGTGGTGATGTATTGTTTGAGATTGGCGCATCTATGACAATCGTTGCCTATCACGGTACGGAGCGCAAGTTTAAGCAATTCGCGCTAGACGTACCTCCAATGATGACTCAGCAACACTCAGGATACTTGTACTTTACGTCGAATCCTGAGAATGCGGTATTCTACGGACCGCGCGTACTGCGTTGTGAATTGAGTCTACACAATCCAATGGTATTTGATGGCGACGCGGCAAAGCGTATGCCAGTGCGCGAACTAGCAAACGAAGCGGTTCTATCCAATTTCCACAACGATACAGAATATGATGGCGTAATCGTGCGCGATGTAGTGGATGGTTGTACTTATTCGGATGTGTATGTGGTGTTTGAACCAGAGCAGGCGCGTATTACAGGATTGGCGCATCTTTAGGAGGATCGTATGGATAAGAAACGCATAACCGTACAGGTGTTAAACGGTAGCACTGGCGAAGTCCGGGAGGTGGTGGCTAACGTTACCGCCGACACAGAGCAAGATGCCGTGAACACGCTTTTCTCTAAGGCGCGGCGAGATGATTATTACTATCGTTTCTTGGGAATGCGTAGCGTGCTGGAACCAGTCGGCGGTACGGCGGTCAAGTATCAGGCACAGACGTATTGGGCACTCGAAGCGTAGTGTTTCTCTCGGGCATCCTACGGGATGTCCTATGAGGCACACTTAGGAGGCATCGCAATGGACACACTCACAGCTGTTAGGACGTTTGCTAAACCGGGCTATTCGCCAGCGAAGCGTACGCGAATCGAGAATTCCAAGTACTACGTGGTCCGCATGCAGAATACGGAGCGTGATATGGGAGATGGTTACTACTTGGCAGAGGGAGAGTACCGCGAATTATTGCCCGGCTCTGCCGCACGCGAACGGCGCGACGCCAAGCTAAACCACTGTAACGCCGTGATCGAATGGAACGGGCCCGTATTCGCGGTTCTCACGTCGTCTTATGGGCATTGGGACACATCGCGCAAACCAAAGTATGCCGGCAGTCAGGCGGAGGCGAATGCGTACGTAGCGGAGGCGCGTGGGCAGCACACAAAGTGGCTCGCGGGCTGCGAACGCGAGTTAGTGGGATATGAGGCGAAGTATGCGGCAGATCCTACGGAATGGCGTGCGGGAAGTGTACGGGATTGCAAGCGGGTAATTGCGGAGAATCAGGATACGTTTAGGTTTGAGATTCTACAAGTACGGTAGCTCTTTGCTTTTAGTACCTTGCTCCTGCCCATCTCATATGGTGGGCAGCATGGAGGGTATTGAGATGAAACAGCAGGCTTGGGAAGTACGTTTGAATGGAAAGCAAATTGACATTGTATTTTTCAACAAGCAATGCGATGGTGGCGCGCCAATTACAGCGCAAGATGTAAAGGATTCGCTGGTAAATCACGACGGGTATAACAGCGCTATTGTTGTACGAAGCTGGGGTAAGTAACACGTTCTTGGCAGGCTACGCCGGGAAGATGGCCAACGTCGCACTCACGACGCTAAATGGAGGATGTTATGAAAGCAATCTTTACGAAGTACCATGGACCAACAAACTACAAGGGCAGTCGGATTAGCGCGGCAGATGAGGATGGAAACAAGGTGACGATCAGCTACCCGTATGAACTGTCAGGCGAAGCGGTCCATCGCAAGGCAGCAGAGGCTTTGTGTGCCAAGATGCATTGGACAGGCACACTCATTGGTGGTAGCCACAAACGCGGATACGTATTTGTGTTTGGACAGGAGGCAGCATGAGTACGATAAACAAGGTGGGGTATACGCCGGGACCGTGGAAAGTTGTTGAGCATACTCCCGAATCCGCTAGTGTGAGGATAGATGAGGATTGCCTGATTAGTGGAGCATATCTAGGTGGAGAATCGGATACGCTTACTGTGGCGAACGCTCGCCTGATAGCGGCGGCGCCGGAATTGCTGGAATCTGCCAAAGATGCACTCGAATCCCTTAAACGCTTGCCAAACACTGAAGGCGCGTATCGCATTACTGTTATTCAGGAATTACAAGCCGCAATCGCCAAAGCTGAAGGGAGAAACTGATATGTATAACGAAGAAGAAATTAGGAATTGGCCAATTAGGCGCGTGGAATTTAGGAGTGATGAAGTTATGAATACACGGTGCGACATGAAACGGGATTGCACGAACCCGGTCACGCACATCGGCGAGAAAGGATACATATACTGCGCTACGCACGCAGTCTCGCGCAGGCAATCAGGCTACGAGCGCACACGCCGGATGCGGGCGTGGGAACTCGAATACATACGCGTTGGCAAACCGTTGCCGAGCTATCAGGTTTCAGCAAAGCCGAAATTACAGGAGGCAGCATCATGCGAATCTCAAGGGAAGTAGGCATCACTGAAGTCTATCTCGACCACCAGGCACAGCTGTACGAGGGCTCATTTCCTCGCGCACGTGCCTGAGTCACAGGACACAATCGAGAATCTGTACGGCATTGAGGGTACGAATTGGGGTGCAGCATGACCGAGTACGGTGGCTGCGTCTTCCTTTTAGCAATCGTACTCGTACGGATACTGATTTACCGCTGGCTCAAAGAATAACATGGCCATGTTACGTACTATGGTCATGGGAACGCGACATGAAACGATTTTGCACCACAATACGTTCTGCTTTCTCAGCAACTTAACTCGAAACGCGAAACGATTTATGAAACGATAAGCCTACAGGAGAGGCTACGTATGACACGACAAACTGATGAGCAACGAGCACGTATCCAGGTCGATGAAATGCTAGACCTCATTGCCTACGAGACGTACGGCAAAGCCTACGCCGCCCTGGGCCTGCACGGTCAGGGAGTCTGCATCGGCCGGGCCACGGCCATCTTCGATGCGCGCCTCGTGGACTTCGCGGACACGCTGGAGCGAGGGGGATACGTCAATGAGGGGTAAGACGGTTATTCGCCACCTTGACGACTCAGACGTGGCTACGATCTTGGCAGCCTTACGGCTATTCCAGCAGACGTACGACGGCTACGACGCCCTGCAGATCGCCGAGTTTTGGCCGGACCACTTCTACGTGCGACGTGGACGCAGGCCCTCGGATGAGCCCACGATCGAACCTGCCCCTCTCGGCACCGCCGACATCGAAGACCTCTGCAAGGTCATTACGACCACGAAAGTGCTGGTGACGCCATGACGGACGATACCGTACGCAAATGGGAACTGACCGACAGCGGGTGGTGGGTGGTGGAGGCCGGTGGACAGATCCGTACGGGGCCATTTCAGACGCAGGAGCAGGCTAAGGCCTGGTATGACCGTGAGCTAGACATCGAACTAGACACGGATGATATGGATGCTACGCAGGAGGACGACGATGATAAGTAGACGCCAAACGCAAGCTAACCAGCTACGCAACCTACGCATGCTGGAGCGCGAACTGCGCCACGTGGACCAAGATGACGCTGACGTGTTCCTAGGAACCTTCGGCCTAGACGACGACATTGCAGAGCTGCGGGACGCGCGAAGCTGTGCGCAGCGTGAGAACGACGATGAACGTTAAGACCTACGTTCCCGCATCGCCAGGGGCAATCACGCTCCTGACGAAAGACTGGTCTTCCGGGGACAAAGTTATGCTCACGCACGAGCTGACGATTGCCCTTGACAAATCCGTGCGACAAATGTATGGTACTACGTACGTAAAACAACACGACTACCCACGGGTAGCGAAAGGAGCAGTATGAGAGTCATCTTACTAATCGTAACGTTGACCTTGGCATGTGCCACGGTCACACAGGCCCAGCATCAGCACGACGGTCCCACGGTAAGGAAGTCAAAGGGAACGACATACCAGACGTTCTGATCTACAGCATCTTCTTCATCCAAACATCTGCCTCGGCAGACTCGGAACAGTTCGCTAAGGACTGTTCCCTACTTCACCTTCAGCTTCGAGATCCGCGGCAGCCGACCGATGAGCGCAAAGAAGAGACGGTACACGTAGAAACGCAGTCTGTGTCTTGGCATGGCTCGGAGCATAGCACAGGGCGAGGCAGCGATAAAGGGGCAGGAGGGGCGATGAGCGAGACACGAATTGAGAACGTGAAAATTACTGGCACTACGCTGGGTGTTGAGGACCACGGCATATTTTCCTGTTACCTCATGCTAGAAGGTGATGGGTGGAGCTGCGGATTTGGTGGCTATGCTCTTGACGAGTGGAACGCCGAGAAAAATCGGCGCGTAGGCACGGCTTACGGTATGGAGTTTATTGGAGCCATCTTGCGAGTGCTCGAAGTCGAATCATGGGAAAAACTTAAGGGGCAACATTGCCGCGCCGTCACCAACGGAGTCGGCGGAACAGTGACACGCATAGGCCACTTGATAAAAAACAAATGGTTCGACCCAAAGGAGCCGCGCCCATGAGCAACGATAGGGTGGGCAAGGCGCTGGAGAGGGTAGCCGCCGAGTGCGTTGACGAAGTTATGGAAGCTGTCGGGCTTGGCAACGACACCAACGATGCTTGTGCACTGGTGCTGGAAGAACGGCTTGGGCCACTGCTCCGCGCTGGGCAGGCGATGCGCGATGGAGTGATTGGCGGCAGTGGAGGATTGAAGCGTATTCAGTTGGCTAGAGAGTATGACGCGGCCTTTGCCGCACTGGAGCGGGAGACGTGAAACCTAAACTAGAAGCTATTCGCCAAGCGGTTGCCGATTACATGCGGTCAGAGGGTTGCTCTTGTTGCCGAGATGAGATGGCCCACC